TCATATTATTATTTTTTAATTACACTTATATTATCCAAAGTACTTCGTATTTAGTTTGTAGTTTAAAAGTAGGTGAAATGTTTACAGATGTAAAATAGTTTACAAGTGTAACACTTACTCTAAGAGTGTAGTAAATAAACAAAAAGTGTGACATAAGGTTATTAAATATATATAGTAAATAGCTATTGTCACATTATTTACCTATTTTTTTAGTATTTATAGTAATGCTATACATATGCTATACACCATTCCCGTAAGGTTCTGGTATTTCTGTTCAACTTTGTTTATACTCGAGAGAACACATCTCAACGCCGAGTTGAAATATTAGTTACATATACCGCAAGCGATATTGAACTCTGTTACTTGACCTGTCACCAGTAAGAATATCATGTATCCTATTCCGATGAAGGACATTGCTCCTAAGGTAAACGCCCAAGTGAGCAATGCATAGTGTGTAAACCTTCTCATTATTTAGATTCAGTTAAGTCGATTCTTTCAATTACTTTATCTCTAACATTCGATGGCATGTCAGTTGACTGAGACCAATACTTTCTTTTAATCCAGCAAGGCATTAGCTTAAGCTTAGGTAACATTACTTTAAGAACCTCATCGTGGTTGTAAGTTACTTGTTGACCTTTATTGTTTACAAAGGTAATGATTTGATTTCTACCGAACCAATTCTCTCTAACAACAAAGTTGTTTCTAGTAATAGGTGGGAAGATATCTGCTAATTCAGATTTAGATAGTTTAGAGATTGCTGAGTTTAGTTTTGACTTATTCATATTTATTTATTTATTATTATTAATTATTATTTACACTTATATTATCCTGGAAACTCCGTATTTAGTTTGTAAAATTAAAAATTAGTATATCGTATATGTTAGTAATGTATAGCAAAAGGTAAAAACTTAAATATAAAATTAAAAAACAATAGGGGGGTGGTAAAATAAAAATTACTTTTATATAAAGTATACGGGGTAAATACGGTAATGCAACCCATACCCTCTATATACGACATTAGCTATTTTAAGTTACTTAATAACAACCTACTGTCACGTAATAATATACATATGGCACAAAGATTATCACCCACTGCACGTAGAAATAAGGCTGCAAGAGACAAAAGATATGCAATGACACCTAGAAGAAGGAAGATGAAAGCTGAAAATCAGCGATTAAGGCGTGCTGCAAAGAAAAGAGGTGTAAATTTACAAGGAAAAGACTACGATCACAAAACTAAAAGCTTCACTTCAGTGGCGGATAACAGAGGAAATAGAGGGGAGGGTACCAAAAACGAATAAATATGGCTAGAATTTCAACATATGACAGAGATGTAAGCTTATTTAGTAAGGATAAAGTAGTAGGATCCAATTATATATCTACTATTAATACCGTAGATCAGTATACAACTACAAATTTTACATTAAAAGACCTTGCAGGGTAAATTATCACAGATCCATCACTGCTTTCACTAAAAACTAACGGTGGATTAGTCTATGAAACAGTAAATGATACTAATTTACTTGCTGTTAACCTATCACACACAAATATAACGGGTCAATTAGCTAATTCTGACCTAGTAAATTCAAGTATTACCATAAATGGCACTGCTGTTGTGCTTGGAGGCTCAATAAATGTACCTATAGGTGATATTACAGAGGTTACAGCAGGCACATACTTAAATGGAGGTCGGTAATGGTGTTGTAAGTAACGACAACATCTGTTTTTAAAGAATTTAACAACCACGTGATTATAGTATTATAAACCAAAACCAATGACATTTTATTACAAAACCTATTCCTGGGCGAACAATAGTAGCCAAGGAATATCCGAAGAAACCAAGAAGACATGGGAATTTTTCGCAGACAAAAAAAATTGGAGAATTGTTCAATTACCAAATGGATTTTATCAAACCGAATGCTTAAGCTTAAACGCAGACGGTACACCATCTGATAATTGGACAGACGTAACAAGAAGAGAAACCATTGAATCAGCAGAAGCTGCAATTGATGGAAGTATTGAACATTACAACAAAAGACTAGAGTTCGCAAAAGGACCTAAAGTTGTAAAAACCTTTAAATAACCACTTATAAACAAAATTTAATTTAATGGAATATAATAACCCAAGTGAGATAGTTAAGAATCTTTCCTTCGGGAAAGGTGCTAGAGAAAAAATAATGGCTGGTGTAGATAAATTAACAAGTGCAGTTAAATCTACATTAGGTGCATCAGGTAAATGCGTTATATATGAAGACGCACTCGGAAGACCGGTGATCACAAAAGATGGTGTAACCGTGGCGGAAAGCGTAGTCTTAATCGACCCGGTCGAAAACATTGGTGCAACACTAATTAAAGAAGCAGCTAAAAATACAGTGAAAGAAGCAGGTGATGGTACCACAACGGCTACCGTCCTTGCTCATTCATTATTGCATTTAGCAAATGATAAAAAATATGCACAAACTGTAAGACCTATTAAAGAAGGTATAATATCAGGTATGAATAAAGTAATTCAATATCTTGATGACAATGCAGTTCAAGTAAAAGACGATATGCTCGAAAGCGTAGCTGAAATTAGTTGTAATAATGATAAAGCTCTCGGGAAGATCATATCGCAAGCCTATTCAAAAGTAGGAAAGGATGGTGTCGTCCTTATGGAAGAGTCCGAGACCCATGACACTCACGTTAAATTTGTTGAGGGCACTAGAATAAATTGCGGACTCAAATCGCCACATTTTATCACAGACAAGGATAAAGGTAAGGCAGTACTAGATAATCCGTACGTACTGATAGTATCTTCGCCAATACCTAATATCCGTAAAATACAAAGCGTATTGGAGTTTGTTATAAAATCGAAAAGAAGTTTGTTAATCGTTGCGGGCGTAGAACAACAACCTTTGGCAGCATTACTTGCTAATAAAGTTAAAGGTAATATAAAAGTAAATGTTGTGGATTTGCCTGGATTCGGTCCAACAAAACAAGATACAATTGAAGACCTTGCGATACTTACCGGAGCTAAAGTCATAAATGAAGAATTAGGTGATGATCTTGATTTAATACAACCCGATGTTTTAGGACAGGCTATTCAGTCAGTTACGGATGATAAACATACAGTGTTACAAACAATTGACCAAGGCGTTGCTCTCAACGAGAGAATCGAAGTGGTTGAAAATAAAATCAAAGAAGAAAAAAATCCATTCTTCAAAAAGAAGCTACAAGAAAGATTAGCAATGCTAAATGGACAAGTAGCAATGATTAAGGTTGGTGCAAACTCTAAAGTTGAAATGAAGGAAAAGAAAGATAGAGTTGAAGACGCTATATATGCTACTAAAGCAGCTTTACAGGAAGGTATTGTTTCAGGTGGTGGTGTTGCATTATTAGATGCATCATTTTCTATAGCACCTGAGAATGATGGTGAAGCTATTTTATTACAAGCTATAAAAGCACCATACGCGGCAATATTAGATAATGCAGCATTAGAATATAAAGAATATAGTAAAGCTGGTATAGGTATTGATGTTGTAAAAAATAAAAAAATTAATATGGTTGAGGCTGGCATTATAGATCCAGTGCTTGTTACTAAAACGGCATTAAAAAATGCAGTTAGCGTTGCAAACACCATATTTTCAGCAGATTGTGTAATTAATAATGTAAGGGACTATGAAAGCAATTAATTACTACGTTGTAATAGAAAAAATAAAAGAAGCGCCAAAAAAAGTTGGTGGTCTTGAACTAACAGAAGATCAAAATAAAGACGTTAGATATTTAAAAGGCAAAGTAATTTCTGCTGGTCATTTGGCAGATATACTTAACAAAGATGATATAGTACATTACGATAAACATGCTGGACATGGGATTGAATGGAAAGATAAACTATATTATGTTTTAAAACTTGGTGATATAGTACTAGTCGAATGAGGTTGAGTGCTAGTGACATAAAAAATTTAAATTTACTAAAATATTACAGGCTCATCCGAAAATGGGCCTGTAAAACATATGGGCTAAAAGATGCCGATTTAGAATTACTTATTTATTTAGATTGCAAAGAGCGATTTACGCGTAATGATTTTATTGATGGCACCTACACATATAGTTGGGATAAAGATAGATGGGAAAGACTTAGAAGAGATGGATGGATAGATGTATGGAGACATCGTAATAGGACAACTATAAAATACAGTATATATAAAACTTCTTTTAAATGTAAACAATTAATTATGCGAATATATCGTATAATGCTTGCAGAAGAAGATTTACCTACAAGTGAAAGAAGCAAGTTTTATAATAATAAATCATATACAGACAAAGTTTATAACAAAGCTATAGATGATATGATTAAAGATAAAGATAGATAATGGGCTATAAAATGAAAAACAGTATACCCGGTTTATTGGGTATAAATGAAAAACATTCGACACCTGATACACCAGTTTTTGAAAAAGATTTAGGTGGCGCATGGGGATTTGCTGAAATGGATAGGACCATCACTATAAATAAAAAATTAAATGAGCAGCAAAAAGCAGATGCAGTTGAGCACGAAAAAGAGCATGTTAATCAAATGAGATCTGGAAGATCTTGGTATGATCAAAACAATGTCTATTTTAAACCTAATAAAGATGAGCCTGTGCAGGTTTATAAAAGAGTAGGTGATAAAATGATTGTAAAGGGTAATGCAATGGATGTTGGTCATCCTGATAATCCTATAGAAAAAGAAGTTTACAATAAAACAAAAGTATATCCAACAAAAATAAAATAATATGCCAAGTAAAAATGCTCCGTCAAGGAAAAAATCAAAAGGATATTACGCTAAAGTAAAAAAAGGTAGAGGTAAAGGTACTAAAGCAGGTGGAGGAATGACTAAAAAAGGTGTAGCTAAATATAGAAAAGATAACCCTGGTAGTAAACTTAAAACTGCTGTTACAACACCGCCTTCCAAATTAAAGAAAGGTAGTAAGGCTTATAAAAGAAGAAAATCATTTTGCGCTAGATCTAAAGGATGGAAATCTGAAAGAGGATTAGCGGCTAGAAGAAAATGGAATTGTTAATATGAAAAGTAGAGGCTTAGGAGACGACATACATAATTTTACAACAAAAACAGGAATCAAAGGATTCGTAGATAAAGTATCAAACGGGCTTAATATACCATGCGGCTGTGAAGGCAGACGTCAGGCTATGAACGCCCTATTCCCACATAAATATAAAAAATAAAAATCATGCCAGGAAAATCAAAAAAAGGTGGTGGCTTAGAGTCAAAACCAGCGTATAATTTAAAGCCGGTGCCGGCAGACAAACAAAAATCATTAGGAAAACTACCTACAGATGTAAGAAACAAAATGGGTTATATGATGGACTCATCACATTCTTTTAAAAGCAAAACTGCTGCTAATATGAAAACCATGTATATGGGCAGTGTTTATTCTCAAGATCCTGAGGTAGGCGACGTGCAAGCTCAGGATGATGTATTAAAAAAAATAACAGGTATTAGCGAAACTGAACCAACTGAATCAATTGAAAAAATTGAAACTACTAATTATGGTGGTAAACAAATGAAACTAAATGAAGAGCAGGCAGCATGGAGAGATAAGGAAATAGAAAGATTAGGAGGTGTTCAAGCATATAGAAATTTTTATAAAATTGGTAAACCAACAACTACTGTTGAAGAAAAGAAAACAACTACTCCTGGAACTAAAGAAATTGATTTAGGCGATTTAACAAGAACATATGATACTGGGAGTAACTTTGATAGAAGACAACAAATAAGAGGTGTTATTCAAGGTGAAAGAAAAGAAAAAAGAGCAAATATAAAAGTTACTGGTTTAGAAAATAGATTAAGTAAAGCGAAGCCGGGTTCTACAAGAGCAAAAAAATTACAAGCAAAATTAGATGCGGCAAAAAATAAAAAAGCTAGAATAGGCGAAATAAACAGACAAACACAATTACAAGAAGAGCAAGGTTTGATTGGTGGCGGTAAAAAATCAATTCAAAAATTTACGCCTTCAGTAGCTGGAACTACAGGCAGAGATACTAAAATGTATTCAGAACAAATAACTAAGGCGGATGCAGATAAAATGAAAGACGCTATAAAAAATATATCATCTATAAAATTTATGAAGCCTATGAATCTTTCGCCTAAAGCAATGAACTATTTTAATAGAAAGAAAAAATAATGTCTGATAAAAAGAAATTCAAAGATACGACGGTAGGTAAATTATTATTTGGTGCTGCTTCAGTTGTTTCACCGCAACTTGGCGCAGTATTAAATGGTGTAACTTCACCTAAAGATGCAATTGCAGAAATAGGTAAAGCAAAAATATCTACAGACGATAAAATTAAATTACAGCAATTAATATACGATCAGCAGAATAAAGAAATGGAAGAAATAAGTTTAAGATGGAAAGCAGATGCTACTTCTGGATCTTGGCTTGCAGCAAACGTAAGACCTATGGTTTTAATATGGTGTATTGTTGTTTTTTCTTTTGCTGGTATATTAGATTCTGTAAATTCAGTAGACTTTCAAATAAACGCATTATGGAATGATACTTTTGAAAAGGTTATGATGGCGGTTGTTATTTCTTACTTCGGTTCGCGTGGGGTTGAAAAGTCTATTAATGTTATAAAAAAATAAATTAAATGGCTAGAATAAATACTTATTCTCAGGACAATAACGTTACCAAAAACGATAAGGTTATTGGTTCAGATTCTGGTGGAGAAACTAGAAATTATAAGTTAGAAGATATAGCCGGTTTTTTAAATACATCAAGTCTTATAAATGTAAACGGACAATTAGTTTATCAATTTAAAAATCAGGGAACACCTGGCGCTGGCGAGTTTACTTTATCTGGTGGCGGAGTTAATAATTTTAACGTAATAACTTCTGCTATCTTTTCATATATAAACAGAAATGCACAGTCAGTACAATCATTTTTAAATTCTTTAAACGGCAATGATATAATGATTGCTCAAGCAGATAATCCTGGTAATTATGGAATATTTGCTGTAACTAATTTAACAGCCGGTGGTGAAGGCGAAGAATATTCAACATTTACTTTAAGTTTTAAAGAAGGAAATGGCGGGTTATTAGCAGATAGTTATTATAATCTTTCTACGTCCCCTAAAACAGGCGCTGATAAAAACTTTGTTTCAAATGACATTACCTTTACAGCTAATGTAGGAAAAACAGTAAACCATAATTTAGGAAAAAACCCTACAGTAATTCTTGTAGACTCAGCAGGAACAGAAGTTGTAGCAGACATACAACATAACTCAACAACACAAATAACAGTAACAACAACATCAAGTTTTACTGGTAAAATATTCGCAAATTAATAAAAAATGGCTTTACAATACTTAACACATATTAATTTAAATAAAAATGAATTACAATTACCCGTAATTCATAAATTATCTGCTAATCCAAGTAATCCAGCAGAGGGTCAAATATATTATCATACTACAGATGATACAATTTATTTATATACCTCAGCGGGCTGGGTAGATTTAGGTGGTGATATTACAGGTATTAATATTACAGCCGGTAATGGTTTAACAGGTACTGTTAATACAACAAATGGAGTACATACACAAACAATTAACGTTGTAGGTGGTGATGGTATTACAGCAAATGCAGATGAAATAGAAGTTACTGTTGATAATAGTACAATTGAATTATCAAATACAGATGGAAATGGCGCTGTAAGAATAAAAGATGCTGGTGTTACATTTGCAAAATTAAACAGTAGTTTAGTAATTATAGAAAGTGAAGGTATTGGTTCAAATGATAATGATACTACTATACCAACATCTGCAGCGGTAAAAGATTATGTAGATACACAAATTACAGCAGAAGATTTAGACTATGCTGGTGATTCTGGCGTAGGCGCTATTGATTTAGATTCTGAAACATTTACAATTGCAGGCGGCACAGATTTACAAACAACAGCATTAACAAATACATTAACCGTAGATCACTCCGCTGTTACTAGAACAAATACAACAAGTAATGATTTAAGTAATAACGATGGTGATAGCTTTACGGTTATTGATTCAGTTACAACATCAGCAACAGGTCACGTTACTGGTGTTAATACTAAAACAGTTGAGTTTCCAGATCAATTAACAAAAGCAGAATTAGCAACTTTATTAGCATCGTATGATTCAACAGATACGGTATTTATTGGTGATTCAGATAATGATACAAATTTAACAATTAGAGGTAATTTAACTGTTGAGGGTACGACTACTGAGATTAATCATACGGAATTAAATATCGCTGATAATATTATTACATTAAACAGTGATGTAACTGGAACTCCAAGTGAAAATGCCGGTGTTGAAATTGAAAGAGGTAACCAACCAAATGTTCAGTTAAGATGGAATGAAGCAGATGATGACTGGGAATACCAAGCATACAATCACGCAGGAACGCCTGCTTTAGTAACTTATAAAATTCCAACAACATATGCTACATCTATTGGTGATGGATCAAATACATCATATACAGTAACACATAATTTAGGCAGTAGAGATGTAACAGTTCAATTGTATGATAATAGTACTTATGATACAGTGTATGCGGATGTGGTAAGAACAGACACTAATACATTGACAATATCTTTTAGCAGTAATTCAATACCTGCATCAAACGACATTAGAGTTCTTGTAACTAAAATAGGATAAAATTTAATTTATGGCTAAACGATTTCTTAGCAATATTAATGTAAACGATCAGTATACTTTGCCTTCAGCAGATGGCACATCTGGTCAGATAATTCAAACCGATGGTTCCGGTAATTTAAGCTTTGCTGATTTTGCGTCTAATGAAGCTAGAAAAATTATATTTAACGTAAAAAATAAAGACAGTATATCATTATCTAAAGGTACTGTAGTGCATGCGTCTCCCAGCGCAAATCCTCCTTCTGGGAATATAATCGAAGTAATTAGAGCCGATAATAACGATAGTAGTAAAATGCCTGCTATTGGCGTATTAAACGAGACTTTAGCAGTTGATGCAGAAGGCGAATGTGTAATGCTTGGAAGTGTTTCAGGTATTGCAACAAATTCATTTAATGTAGGTGATGAATTATATGTATCAGATACACCAGGTGAATTTATTAATACGAAACCTACAGGTACAAGTAATCTTATACAAAAAATTGCAATTGTAATAAAATCACATTCTACAAACGGTTTAATTGAAGTATTTGGTGCTGGTAGGTCAAATGATGTACCTAATCAAATTGATAGAAATGTAAACTTTACTGATAATTCTAAATTAACTTTTGGAGATTCAACAACACCTGATTTTCAAATATATCACGATGGTAATAATAGTTATATTAATGAAGATGGAACTGGTGTTTTAGCAATACAAAGTAATGGAACAGAAGTACAAATAAATAAAGGCACTTCTGAATATATGGCTAGATTTATCACAGATGGTGCTGTAAACTTATATTATGATAATTCTAAAAAGTTTGAAACAACAAGCACAGGAGTTAGTGTTACAGGTCAAGTTGCATTAGGGGAAGGTGCAAGCAGTAAAATATCTTGGTTAGGAAATTATGGAAACTGGAGAATAAATATTAGTGATAGTGCAAATCAGTTTGTAATACATTCTGAAAGTTTAGTCGCAGATTATTTTACAGTTATTGGTGGTGGCGGGATTAAATTAAATGCTTATGGCTCTGGTAATAAAACAGGAACAGCAGCATATAATTTATCTGTAGATTCAAGTGGTAATATAATAGAAACAGATGGAGGTGTTGTAGATGGAAGTGGTACTACAAATTATGTATCTAAATGGCAAGACCCAAATACACTTACGGATAGTATTATTTATGATAACGGAACTAATGTAGGTATTGGAGAAACCTCTTTAAGTGGTACTAATACAATTTTAGATTTAAAGAAAACAGGAACAAATCAAGGTACTAACATTAGGTTTAAAAATGATTACAATAGTAATTTATATATTGGAATATCAGGAGATAGTACAGGGAATGCTATAATTTATAATCAAAACAATTCTGATATTGTTATGTATACTGGTGCATTAGGCACAGAAAGAATGCGTATTAGTTCTGATGGAATATTGAAATTTACAAATGTTGCCCAGACAAGAAAAATTAGTTTATATGAGGTAGCAAATAATAATTATCAATTTTATGGTCTTGGTATAGAAAGTAATACTTTAGTATATAGTGTTGCTGATTTAGGAGATAGCCACGTATTTTTTGCAGGTAGTGGTACAACCACAAGAAATGAATTAATGAGAATAGACGGAGACGGAAACGTAGGAATAGGAACTACATCGCCTTCAACTAAATTAGATGTTAGAGGTGGAACAGGTGGTGGTAGTTTTGACCACGCCTCTTTTACAAGTGTTACAAATAGAGGTTTAAAAATTTCTACAGCAAATTCTTCAGAAGGTCAAAATGGAGCAGCAGTAATATACAATGCTCAAGATGGAGAAAACTATGGTTCACACGCATTTCAGATTGGTGGTTCAACAAAAATGTTTATTAAGGGAAATAACGTAGGAATTGGAAGTGTTGATGCTGATTCTAAATTAAAAGTAGAATTAAATCCAAGTGGAACTGTTTTAGCAGGTTTAAGAATAGGTTACAATTCAACATCTGTTAATTTTTACGATAGTGATACGCATAATTTTAGAAATGGTGCAGGTACGAGTACTAAAATGGTTATTAACAGTTCTGGAAACTTAACTTTACAAAATGGAGCAGTTACTTTAAATAAAAGTGATGGAGTATATCTTGATTTAAGACATAATAATTCAACAAGAGGTTATTTAGGAATTGCAAATCAAATTATAACAGGAGGTTCTACTTCCGATTTAGCATTAACAGCAACTTCAAATTTAATTTTTGGTTCAGGCGGTACTACAGAAAGAATGCGTATTGATAGTTCTGGAAATATTTTAATTGGAGCAACAGGTGCAGATATAGGAGGTAGTAATACAGGTATTAGATTTAATCAAGCAGGTTCTATTCTTGCTTCAATAGATGAAACTGGTGATTCTACATTTGTAGAGTACCTTGATAGGCGAGGAACAAACAACGAAGGAAGTGTTATTGCCCTTGCTATGCAAGGATTTTATAAAGCATCAATAGGCGTAATAGGAACAAGTGCAAATGTAAATGATGGTGGAATAACTTTTAACACACTTGCAACTAATGGAGGTTTTGTGAAAACAGAAAGAATGCGTATTGACAGTTCAGGATTAGTTAGAATACAAAAGAATACTGCATCTACAACAGAACCTTTATTAAAACTATCAAATGCTAATGGAAGTACTACAGATGGTGTAAAAATGATTTTTGAAGTTGCTAACACAAGTGGTAATGGAGGAGAAATATCTGTAGTTAGAGATGGTGGTTCTTTTAATCCTTATATGACATTTAATGTTAGTTCAGGTGTTGCATCAGCACCAACAGAAAGAATGCGTATAGATAGTTCTGGAAATGTAGGAATCAATCAGACTTCTCCCAGTTCTTTTTTCTCTAATGCTTCACAATTAGTTATTGGAGATGGAAGTACAAGTAGAGGTATGACCATTTATGGCTCAAGTGCAGGAGATAGTCAAATATTTTTTGCTGACGGAACAACAGGAAACCAAACATATAGAGGAATATTCAGATATGAACATTCATCTGATTCAATGGTAATGTTTACTTCAGCAACAGAAAGAATGCGTATATCTAGTGCAGGAAATGTAGGAATTGGAACGACTTCGCCTTCGTCAAAATTACACGTTGTTGGTGAGGCGAGAGTTTATACAGGTTCAAATCTAGGTTACTGGGGAGTAGATGCTGGTAATTCTTATGTTTATTTTGGAACAAATACATCAAACTATGGTTTATCTTTTCAAACTAGTGGAACAGAAAGAATGCGTATTACAAGTGCTGGTGCTATTGAAATTAAAGGTACATCAACAACTACAAATGCTCAAGCATTTATAACAAATGATAATTCGGTTTTGACTATTGGTTCATCTGTTTCTGGTAGTGTAGTAAAAGATATTCAATTTAATTCACCATCAGCAATGATGTATATTGATGGTAGTACAGGAAACGTAGGTGTCGGAACGACTTCGCCAAGTACAAAACTTCATATTTCTGGTGGTGATTCAGCAATTAGAATAACGCCTACGGGTTCCAATGACCCTAGAATTGATTTCACAGATAATGGTGGAACTGTTAGATTTTATACTGGATATGATGTTAGTTCAGGCAATTTTGTAATTACATCTGACGAGGGCGGCTTTGGTAGTTCTAATATTATGGTAATGAGTGATGCAGGAAACGTAATAATTGGAAATACAAATGTTGATAATCCAAACTCATTATCTAAAGTTTTAGAAATTGAAAACGGGGGCTCTGTTGGAGTAATATTAAACGATTCAAGAGATACTCCTATTGGATTAGAAAATAGAGGTGCTGTATTTCATTTAACACATAATACAAATTCAAGATTAGTTGTTGATGGTGCTTCTGGAAACGTAGGAATTGGAACTTCAACAATACCAAACCCTTTTAGTGGCGCATACAGTAATATTTTACAAGTAGGAACAAATGGTGGAAATACAAGATTAGCTATAACAGCAGGTTCAACAAGTTCGAGTGATTTAAGCTTTGCAGATTCAAACGATGCAACCAATGCTGGTTCTTATGTAGGAGCTATATCATACAAACACAATGGGGATTATATGCTTTTTTCAACTAATGGTTCAGAAAAAATGCGTATCGATAGTTCAGGAAACGTTGGAATCGGGACAACTTCACCTGCAGCTCCATTAGATGTTCAAGGTACTAGCGCTTTGTTTATGACACGAACTTCAGGTGGTTTAGCAACATATATAGAAAATGATGGTGGTTATCCTTTTCTAGCAATGTATCAAATTGGAGCTGGTGCAAGAGTATTGATAAACACAAATGGTAATTCATATTTCAATGGAGGAAATGTAGGAATCGGAACGGCTTCGCCTGCGGAAAAATTACACGTTCAAGGTAATTTAAGGTTGTTTAGTGGAGGTTATCCTTATATTGATATTGGGGTTGCTACTAATAATTATTTTAGATTAATACACGATAATCCTACCGATACTTTTAAAATTCAAAAAAACGCAGGTACACTCATAACTGTTGCAGCAGGAGGAAACGTAGGAATTGGTACGACTTCGCCTTTAGAAAAATTAAATATTGTAGAAACAACAACTACAGCTGGAACGTTTTTTCCAGTTGCTATTTCAGGTGCAAGATATCAAGCAGACTATGGAGTTGGTGTAGCTTTTAGACCAGAAAATAATTCTAGTGCTTATGCTAATAAAACAGCTATTGTAGGTTCTGGTGGAGGCTATGGTTATAATATGGCTGATTTACATTTTTGTTTTAATAATTCAACTACTATTACTGATGAAGTAAGTTTATCAGATGCCAAAGTAACAATGAAAAGATCTGGGAACGTAGGCATCGGCACAACTGCACCTACATATAAACTTCAAGTAAATGGAACTGGTTATATAAATGAAACCCTTTATGTAAACGGCGCAACTACTGTTGATGATAATCTTTATGTTACAGCTGGTAACGTAGGAATTGGAACTACATCGCCTTCACATAAATTATACGTTACTGAAAGTGGTTCACAATATTCAATAGCAGCAGATTATACAGGAACAAATGGAAGTTATGGTGCAATAGCTTGTCAATTACAAAATACAAGTCCTTCGTTTATTGATTTCTATTTAAGCAGTAGTTTAGTTGGTGCTATAGTTACAAATGGTTCAAATGTATTATATCAATCATATTCCGACTACAGATTAAAAGAAAATGCAGTAGAAATGACTGGTGCATTAGATAGAGTTAATAATCTTAAACCAAAAAGATTTAATTTTATATCACAACCAGATACAGAAGTTGATGGATTCTTTGCACACGAATTACAAGAAATAGTGCCTCAAGCAGTTACAGGAGAGAAAGATGAAGTAAATGATGATGGTACAGCAAAATATCAAGGAGTAGATAACTCACAAATAGTGCCATTATTAGTTGGTGCGATACAAGAATTAAAAGCAGAAATAGAAAATTTAAAATCACAAATAAATAATTAAAATGGCAAACACTTACAAATGGACCATTAATGCATTAGATGCAAAGGTCGCAGTAGAAGATGGCAACGAAAACGTTGTCTACACAGTGCATTGGGGCTATAGCGCTACTGATGAAACTGGAGAACACTCAGCAAGTTCTATTGGAACTCACGGAGTAGAATACGATGCGGATAGCTTCACCGCTTACGAAGATCTTACAGAAGAAATGGTAATTGGCTGGTTAGAAGGCGGATTGGATGTTGAATCAATGAAAGCAGGATTAGATTCTCAAATTGAAAAATTAATCACTCCAACAGAAACAACTTATCATACCCCTTTTGCACCGGTTATTGAACAACCAGTGGTTGAAGAAACAGAATAAGTTAGAAAACCAGTAAAATAAGTAATAATAATAAATAAGTAAATATAATTTAATAATTTAATTTTAAAAACCATGAGTGAAAACAAAATTACCCAAGAACAATTAGAAGAATTGCAGGGTTATGTAGGAAAACTAAATAACGCTGCAACACAAATTGGAAACCTTGAATTACAAAAGCATCAGATTAATCATGTTGCTGCTGAGGTTCAATCTGATTTAAACAAATTCCAAACTAAACTTGAAGAAAAATATGGAAAAGTTTCTATTAATATCCAAGACGGAACCTATAAACCAATCGAAGAAGAAGAAGTTGTAGAACCCGAAGTAGTAAAATAAAATTATGTCACTGGTAAGAAAAATTAGTATAGGTAGAGACTATAAAAATGACGCTATGCATTATGCTGTTGGCCAAGAAGTTTATGGCGGCCATACAATATGCGATATTATAGAAGAATCAGATAAAGTTTTCTATTTATATTAAAAAAAATAACGAAGTATTACCGTGGAAAGATTTTAATAAGAATATGGCTATAGCCGTTGAATATAACTTAGAATATTAATGCAAAGTTTATTTAACTTCATAGTTAAACCTAAAAACGAAAGATACGATAATAAAAAATATATTGATGGCAAGGAACTTTTGTTAAATACAGAAATTTCTGATTACCGATATGTTAGTCGTATTGGAATAGTGACAGCAATACCTAAATCAGAAAAAACTGAAATACAAGTTGGTGATGAAGTTATTGTACATCACAATGTTTTTAGAAGATGGTATGATATTAGAGGAGAAGAAAAAAATAGCAGAAGCTATTATAAAGAAGACGAATACTTTGTAACATCAGATCAAATATTTTTATACAAACGAAACATGAATTGGCAAGCGCCAAAAGGTTTTTGTTTTATTAAACCAATTGTATCTAATAATATATTATTAAATGAAAATGAAGTTCCACTACGTGGAATTATAAAATATGTTGATAAAGAACTTAAAGATATTAATAAAGAAGATTTAATTGGTTTTACACCAAGCAGTGAATATGAATTTATTGTTGATGGTGAAAGAATGTACAGAGTGCCAACAAATTCAATATCTATTAAGTATGAACGTCAAGGAACAGAAACAGAATATAATCCGAGCTGGTTATGAGGCAGTCAAAGAACTTGTTAAAGTTGCAAAAGAACCGATTGTTGAAACTGATGATGATGTTTCAGCCGATAGACTCAAGAACGCTGCAGCCACTAAAAAGCTTGCAATATTCGATGCATTCGAGATTTTAAATAGAATAGAAGTTGAAAACGCATTACTTGAGGGTAAAAACATAGAAGAAAAACCAAGGTCGTTTAAAGGCTTTGCTGAAAGAAGATCTAAGTAATGTACGAGCAATCATTATATCGCATTATAGAGCCTATAAAAATTAATACGATTAAAAGGCTTAATAAAGCAAAAAAGTGGAAATATGGATACGATAAAGACCATGACGTGGTTGTTATTAGTCATACTGGGCAAATTGGTGAGATATATGATATACAAAATTTAAAAATAGCATTACCCCCTACACCGAAAAGCTTAAATAAAGAAAATAATAAATGGAGTAAAATAGAATATCCAAAAGAACTTTCAAAGTTAAAAACGATATTTGATTGGAAAGATTTACCAAGTGAATTTAAAAATAAGTGGAATGCATATATTGATACAGAATTTACCAAACGTGATGAAGGTTATTGGTTCTATAACAAAGATATTCCTACTTATATTACTGGGTCTCATTATATGTACTTGCAGTGGACTAAAATCGACGTGGGTGCTCCAGACTTCAGAGAAGCAAATAGATTATTCTTTATATTCTGGGAAGCTTGCAAAGCAGATACAAGATGCTACGGAATGTGCTACCTCAAAAATAGACGGAGTGGCTTTTCATTCATGGCATCAGCAGAGACTGTTAACCAAGCTACCATCTCTTCAGACTCTAGGTTTGGGATATTATCCAAATCTGGTGCTGACGCAAAAAAAATGTTTACAGATAAGGTCGTTCCAATATCCGTTAATTACCCATTCTTTTTTAAACCCATACAGGATGGAATGGATAGACCTAAGACTGAATTGGCTTATCGTGTACCCGCAAGTAAATTTACAAAAAAGAGCATACTCACAAACCAAAGGACCGAGGAGCTCTCAGGGTTGGATACTACAATCGACTGGAAAAATACAGGGAACAACTCATACGACGGTGAAAAACTTTCCTTACTTATCCACGATGAAGCAGGTAAATGGGAGAGACCCGAGAACATACTCAACAACTGGCGTGTCACGAAAACCACGTTAAGATTAGGAAGTAGAGTTATTGGTAAATGTATGATGGGTTCAACAAGTAACTCATTAGACAAAGGTGGTGAAAACTTTAAAAAACTATATAATGATTCAGATGTTACAAAAAGAAACCGCAATGGACAGACTCGCTCAGGATTATATAGTTTGTTCATACCTATGGAATGGAACTTCGAGGGATTCATTGATTCTTTTGGACTACCTGTATTCAATACGCCAGAAAAACCAGTCGAAGATAACTATGGCCAATACATTGACATCGGGGTTATTGAACACTGGGAAAATGAAGTTGAAGGATTAAAAGGAGATCAAGACGGTTTAAATGAATTTTATAGACAATTTCCAAGGACTGAAGAACATGCTTTCAGAGATGAAACTAAAAATAGCATATTTAATCTTGCTAAGATTTACGAACAGATTGATTTTAATGAAGAAGCTAGATACTCTGCTCTTGTTACTCGTGGCAGTTTTCAGTGGGAAAACGGGATCAAAGATTCAAAAGTAGAATTTGTACCAAATTTAAATGGTAGATTTAATATAAGCTGGGTTCCAACTAAAAATTTACAAAATAGAGTAATAATAAAAAATGGTAGCAAGTATCCAGGAAACGAACATATTGGTGCATTTGGTTGCGATAGTTATGATATATCCGGAACTACAGATGGCAAAGGTTCTAAAGGGTCATTACATGGTCTTACTAAGTTCAGTATGGAAGAGGTGCCAGCAAATAGGTTTTTTCTGGAGTATATAGCTAGACCGCAAACAGCAGAAATGTTTTTTGAGGATATACTTATGGCATTACATTTTTATGGTATGCCAATACTTGCAGAAAATAATAAACCAAGATTATTATACTATTTAAAAAGAAGAGGATATAGAGGTTATTCAATGAATAGACCTGATAAAGTTTGGAATAAATTATCAGCTGCTGAAAAAGAAATAGGTGGTATACCAAACTCTAGTGAAGATATAAGACAAGCGCATGCGGCTGCAATTGAAAGTTATATAAATTCTTACGTAGGTATAAAACCTGATGGCGACCACGGTGATTTATATTTTAATGAAACATTAAATGATTGGGCTAAGTTTGATATAAACAAAAGAACAAAATTTGATGCGGCAATAAGTTCTGGGTTAGCTATTATGGCATGTAATAAAAATTTATATACACCCAAACCTAATATACAATTAAAAAATAAAGTAAACTTTAGTTTTGCTAAATACAATAATAAAGGCAATTTTTCAAAAATAATACAATAAATGGCGAAAGTAATAACAAAAGGTATTTTTCCGAGTCAAGCTGTACCAGACGTAGAGAAGTCATCTTACGAATATGGAATGCAGGTTGCAAAAGCTATTGAATCTGAATGGTTCAAGAAAGACTCTGGAAGTACGCGTTACTTTGCAAATAGAGATAATTTTCACAGATTAAGACTATATGCAAGAGGTGAACAAAGTATACAAAAGTATAAGGATGAGTTGTCTATTAATGGTGATTTATCATATTTAAATTTAGATTGGAAGCCAGTACCCATTATACCTAAGTTTGTAGATATAGTTGTGAATGGTATTGGCGAAAGAACATATGATATAAAAGCATATTCAGTTGATGATATTTCTACACAAAAAAGAACTAAATATGTAGAAAATATGATGAGCGATATGTATGCTAGAGATTTTAAAGCTAGAATACAACAAGCAGTTGGTGTAAATACTTTTAAAACTGATCCTAAAAATTTACCAGAAAACGATCAAGAATTGTCATTGCACATGCAATTAAGTTACAAACAATCAACTGAAATTGCACAAGAACAAGCTTTAACTAACGTATTTGATTTAAATAAATATCATTTATTAAAGAAAAGATTAGATTATGATATAACTGTTTTAGGTATTGCAGCTATTAAAAATAGTTTTAATACTGCTGAAGGTATTAAATTAGAATATGTAGATCCTTCGGATTTAGTTTATTCATATACTGAATCACCATATTTTGATGATATATATTATGTAGGTGAAGTGAGAAGAGTAAGTTTAATTGAACTTAAAAAACGTTATCCTGAACTTACAGAAGAAGATATAAAAGAAATAGAAGGTAAAGGCGGTAATTTAAAATTATATAATAAATCATATACAACTTCAGACGCTGAAGATAAAAATTATGTATATGTATTATATTTTGAATATAAAACTTTTGAAAATCAAGTTTATAAAATAAAGCAAACAGCATCAGGAGCGGAAAAAGCAATTGAAAAAACAGATCAATTTAACCCGCCAAAAGACGCAAGATCAAGATTTGAAAAAGTAAATAGATCAATTGAAGTATTGTATCAAGGTGCTAAAATTATTGGACATGAAAATATATTAGAATGGAAAAAATGTATTAATATGACACGTCCAAAATCTGATATAACTAAAGTTGCAATGAGTTATAATATTGTAGCACCAAGAATATATAAAGGTAAGCCTGAATCATTAGTCGGAAGAATGACGTCGTTCGCAGACATGATTCAAATAACGCATCTTAAATTACAACAAGTACTCTCAAGAATGGTTCCCGACGGAGTATTCTTAGATGCGGATGGTATTGCTGAAGTGGATTTAGGTAATGGAACAAATTATAATCCACAAGAAGCGTTGAATATGTATTTCCAAACAGGTTCTGTTATTGGTAGATCAATGACACAAGACGGTGAATTTAATAATGGAAGAGTACCTATTCAAGAATTAAGAGCAGGTGGAGGTAATGCGAAAATTGCAAGTTTAATTAATAGTTACAATTATTATTTACAAATGATGAGAGATGTAACAGGATTGAATGAAGCAAGAGATGGGAGTACACCGGATAAAAATGCACTAGTTGGTTTACAAAAATTAGCAGCGGCTAATAGTAACACAGCTACAAGGCATATATTACAAGCTAGTTTATATTTAACATTAAAAACAGCTGAAGCAGTTTCTTTAAGAATATCTGATGTTTTAGAATATAGTAATACTAAAAAATCATTTATACAGTCTTTAGGTAAATTTAATATAGGTACGCTTGAAGAATTATATGATCTTCATTTACATGATTTTGGTATATTTTTAGAATTAGCACCAGACGAAGAAGAAAAACAATTACTTGAAAATAATATTCAAATGGCTCTTCAACAACAACAAATAAATTTAGAAGACGCTATTGATATAAGAGAAATTAAAAATCTTAAATTAGCTAATCAATTATTGAAATTAAGAAGAAAGCAAAAGTTTAGTAACGATAGACAAATGCAAATGGAAAATATTCAAGCTCAATCACAATCTAACGCACAAGCATCTCAAGCAGCAGCGGCAGCTGATATACAAAAACAACAAGGTATTGCAGAAAGTAAAGTACAAATTGCACAAGCACAAAATCAATTTGATATTGCAAAATTAGAAAGAGAAGCTCAAATTAAAAAAGAATTAATGCAATTTGAATTTGAATTGAATATGCAGCTTAAAACAGCTGAAGCAGATGTAATTAAAAATAAAGAGAAGTATAAAGAAGATCGTAAAGACGAAAGAACAAAAATACAAGCTTCACAACAAAGTGAATTAATAGACCAGAGAAAATCTGGTAAGCCACCAAAAAACTTTGAATCTGCAGGGTTTGATACATTAGGTGGATTTGGTTTAGAACAATTTGAACCAAGATAAATTTTTAAACAATTATATAATATTTTATTATGGCAGAAGACATTAAAGTTTCAGCTGTAGACGAACAACCAAAGTCTATGGCCGAAAAAGAAGAAACGGTATTAGAAAATGCCGGTATATCCACTAAAGAAGATGGAATGTACAAATTAGATTTAAACAAAATTAACGAACAAAAACAAGAAAAAGATGCCGTTTCAGAGCAAAGCACAGATGAGGTTCTTGTACGCAACGAATCCGAAACTAGCGGAAAAGTTCAAAAACAAGACGTCGAAGAAAAAACTGAAGAATCTACCGGAGAAGAAATCAGCAATGAGAATGTGCGGGATAAAGAAACGCCGATATTAGAAGAAATAACGGATGAGCAAGAAACCAGTAATGACGAGGCTGCAGTGGTTGCAGAACAAAAAGAAGAGCCGGTTGAACAAATTGAAGAAAAAGAAGTTAAAGAAGAATTAAATCTACCAGAAAATATCCAGGACTTAATTAAGTTTATGGAAGAAACGGGCGGTAGTTTAGAGGACTATACTCGATTAAACGCAGACTATTCAAATGTTGATGATAACACATTGTTAACAGAATATTATAAGCAAACAAAACCTCATTTAAGTTATGATGAAATACAATTTCTTATGGAAGATGAATTTTCATTTGACGAAGAAATAGATGAGGAAAGAACAATAAAAAGAAAAAAATTAGCTCATAAAGAAGCGGTTGCAAATGCTAAAGACTTTTTGACAGGGCTCAAGGATCAATATTACAAAGAAGTCAAGTTGGGTTCCAAGTTAGCTCCTGAGCAGCAAAAAGCAATAGATTTTTTCAATCGTTATAATAATGAGCAAAAACAAGCTGAAGAGTTACTTCAGAAGCAGACATCACATTTTCAAAATGAAACTAATAAAGTTTTTAATAATGATTTTAAAGGTTTTAATTTCAAAGTTGGAGACAAAAAATTTAGATTCAATGTAAGTGATGCTAATAAAGTAAAAGAAACCCAAAGTGATTTATTAAATGTTTTTAATAAATATGTTAATGAAGATAAAATGCTCACTAACGCACAAGGATTTCATAAATCTTTATTTGCTGCTTCTAACCCTGATGCACTAGCAAATCATTTTTATGAGCAAGGCAAAGCCGACGCAATAAAACAAATGACTGCAGAAGCTAAGAACATTAATATGGATCCTAGAAAAACTGCAGACGGTTATATTGAAGCAGGCGGAGTTAAAGTTAGAACGATAAGTGGTGATAGTAATTCAAAGCTAAAATTAAAACTGAAAAATTATTAAAACTAAAAAATTAATTTAAAATGGCAACAGCAACATTTTCATTGCCTACTGATCTTACTCCTTACGCGAGTAAATCAGTATTGGCATCAAACTATTTAAATTTCCACGGAGCAAGTGGTAGCAACTGGTCACAACAATATTTACCAGAGCTATATGCTGAAGAAGTGGAAAAATATGGAAATAGATCTGTATCTTCATTTTTAAGAATGGTCGGGGCAGAAATGCCTATGGCTTCTGATCAAGTTATTTGGTCTGAGCAAGGAAGACTACACTTAGCTTATGAAGGTGCGTCTATTACAAATGCAGGTGTTATTACTATCGCAAGTAGTGGTACTCACGCTGTAAGAGTTGGTCAAACAATTGTATTATCTGATAATCAAACTGCTCCAACTATTATCAAATGTTATGTATCAGCTATCGCTGGTGACAACACTACTTTAACAGTAATTCCTTATACAGGAGCTGCTACAGTGGGTGCTGTCTCAGGATTTGATACAGCAGACGACAATGGATCAAATACATGTTCATTCTTTGTTTATGGTTCTGAATTTAAGAAAGGTCAACCTGCTATGGACGGTTCAGTTACTCCAGAATTTGAGTCTTTTACTAATAAACCAATTATTTTAAAAGATAAATTTCAAATCTCTGGTTCTGATGCTGCTCAAATCGGTTGGGTTGAAGTTTCTGGTGAAGGCGGACAAAATGGATACTTATGGTATTTAAAAGCTGAAGGTGATACAAGAGTAAGATTCGAAGATTATTTAGAAACATCAATGATTGAAGCAGAAAAATCTACTTCAGCTGGTGGTGTTGATTCAATCCTAGGAGCTAACTCAGGAACTGAAGGTTTATTCTCTGCATTAGAAAATAGAGGTATCGTAGCTACTAACGCTTTCGATGCGGCTAGTGATGTAATTGCTGACTTTGATTTAATCTTAAAAGAATTAGACAAACAAGGGTCTATTGAAGAAAATATGTTATTCTTAGATAGAAGCTCAAATCTAATTTTAGATGACGGTCTTGGTGCAGTAAATGCAAACTTTAGTGGAGGTACATCTTTTGGTGTATTTGAAAATTCACAAGATATGGCTTTAAATTTAGGTTTTTCTGGATTTAGAAGAGGATCTTATGACTTTTATAAAACTGACTGGAAATACTTAAACAACAAGTCTACAAGAGGATTATTTGCAGACATTAAAGGTGTTTTAGTACCAGCTGGAACTTCATCTGTTTACGATCAAGTATTAGGATCTAACATTAGAAGACCTTTCTTACACGTAAGATATAGAGCTTCTGAAGCAGATGACAGAAAAATGAAATCTTGGATTACTGGTTCAGTAGGCGGAGCATCTACATCAGGTGATGACTTAATGAATGTTCATTATTTATCAGAAAGATGTTTAGTTACTCAAGCTGCTAACAACTTTGTATTGTTCAAGTAATATTTATTAAAGGATTGGGCGCTTCGGCGTCCAGCCCTTTATTTTAACATTTTTATTTTATTATATCATGGCAAAAAAACAAAAAGCAGTGGTGGCTGCTGAAGAACCTATAATGGTTGCTCCACCAAAAAAAGAACAAGTAGTTAAAAATACTTGGGAAAGAAAAGACAGACAATATTATTTATTAGGTGATAAACAACCTATTGTATATATATTAAAGTCAAAAGGAATAATGTGGTACGACGAAGAAAAAGGGTATGAAAGAGAAATCAAATATACACTAAATCAAAAAACACCATTTGTAGACGAATTTAAAGGTGAAGTAAGACTTGACCATATTGTATTTAGAGACGGCGTTTTAAATGTACCAAAAGAAAAAACAGTTTTACAACAAATTCTTTCAAATTATCATCCAGAAAAAAATCATTCATATGCAGAGCTTGACACAGAAGCTGTTGCAGCAGATGATTTGGATATAATAAGTTTAGAATTTGAAGCATTAACAGCAGCAATGGAAATGGATATTGAACACGCTGAAGCAATCGTAAGAACTGAAGTTGGCAGTAAAGTTTCAAAAATGACATCTAAAGAGTTAAAAAGAGACTTGCTTATTATGGCTAAACAAAATCCAGCTTTATTTTTAGAACTAGCGAATGATGATAACATCAATGTTAGAAATTTAGGAATCAAAGCAGTTGAAAATGGATTAATTATACTTTCGCAAGATCAAAGAACATTTAAGTGGGCAAGTAGCGATAGAAAGTTATTTACAGTACCATTTGATGAAAACCCGTATTCAGCATTAGCTGCATGGTTTAAAACTGATGAAGGTATTGAAATTTATCAAACAATTGAAAAAAGACTAAAATAAGTCAGTAGTGGTTGAGCCGCTACGGCGGCTTAATCATTATATAAATTAAAATTATGGCAATATCAGTTGATACAGTATACAAAACAGTATTATCAATATTAAATAAAGAATCGAGAGGTTTTTTAACACCTGAAGAATTTAATAAAATAGGTTCTCAAGTTCAACTTGATATACTAGACCAACATTTTTACGATTATAATCGAGCAGTTATAAAGCACAATGCTGGAAGAGCTGTAGAAGATTATGGAGATATACCAGAAAAAATTGAACAAAAAATAGATCCCTTTTTTGCACAATCTGATATTACTTTAACAAACGGTATTGGTACTTTACCTACTGATTTATATAAAACTATAAATATTAGTATAACTAATAAAACTATTCAATTAGAAAAAGTAAATAAAAAAAGTTTATCTTATTTATTATCTTCTCCTTTAACAAAACCTACAACATCATTTCCTGTATATTATCAGAGAGCTACAGATATTATAGTAGAACCGGCATTATCAGATGGTAGTTGGACATTAGGTAATTTACTTATTGAATATATAAAAACACCTGCTGATCCAGTGTGGGCATACGAAAAAAATGCTATTACGGGTGCATTAACATTTTCAACAAGTACAGGCGGAAATGTAATACCTACAAGTGGTAAAGTAGATTTTACCTTACATGATTCAGATAAAGTCCAATTAATATTAGGTATATTAAAATATGCTGGATTAATAATAGCTGATACTACAATAGTGCAAGCTGCGGCTCAAGAAGAAAATAAGACAATACAACTAGAAAATTCATAATAAATGGCATTTATAACGGAAACAGCATATCAGTATTATAATACTAGTCAAAAGTTTACAGCAACAGCTAATCAAACAAATTTTACATTAACGTTTGATCCGTTACCAACAGCTAAAAGTAAATTTTTAATATTTATTAATAGTTCAGAAATTGATGACGATCTATATTCATATAATAATAGCACAGGTGTAATTACATTTAGTTCAGGAAGAACAGTAGGCGATATTGTAATAGTAAAACTTAAGGAACAAAAATTAGGTAGTTATAGATATATACCATTGGCTGATATTATAAATAATTATATAATTGCATATGTTGGAGATGGTAAATTAATAAATGCAACAAAAAGAAGTGATGTATTATTTCATGCTAAAAGAGGTATACAAGAATTTAGCTATGATATTTCAAGAATTGAAAAAATACAAGAAATAGAAGTTGGCACAAGTTTATCAGTGCCGATGCCACAGGACTATGTGCATTATGTTAGAATATCGCATGTTGATGAAGCTGGTATTGAACATATAATATATCCTGCTAGATATACATCTAAACCATCACAATCAATATTACAAGATAGTGATTATAATTATTTATACGATAATGATGATAGTTTACTAACAGGCACGCCCGTTACAGATACAAGATTTCAAGCATTTGATGTTAAAAATATAAACGGTGCAGTTTCAAATGAAGATGTTAGTTATGATGCAGATAGAAACAGCGAAAGAATTATAGAGTTTGGTAAAAGATTTGGATTAGAACCAGAAATTGCGCAAAAAAATGGTGTATTTATTATTGATGAAGCAAATGGAAGTATCGGTTTTAGTTCTGATTTAGCTGAAAAAGTAATTACAATAAAATATGTATCTGATGGCATGGGAACTGATGCTGAAATGAAAGTGCATAAATTTGCTGAGGATGCAATATATAAATATATAACTTATGGTATTGCAAGCGCAAAAGCAAACTTTCCAGAATATATAATAAATAGATTTAGAAGAGAAAGAAGAGCAGCAATGCGAAACGCGAAGTTAAGATTATCTAGTTTAAAAATAGGTGAGCTTACACAAGTTATGAGAGGAAAAGCTAAAACAATTAAATAATAATACATGCCAGAAATTAAAAACAATTTTCTTCAAGGTAAAATGAATAAAGACCTTGATGATAGATTATTACCTAACGGCCAGTATAGAGATGCACAAAATATACAAATATCTAAATCTGAAAATTCTGATGTAGGTGCTGTTCAGAATATTAAAGGAAATAATTATGCGTATAATGCTACTCCTCTTAACTTAGCTTCTGGTGTTGAAACAATCGGCTATTATAAAGTTTCTTTAACTGGTGAAATATTTTGGTTTGTAACAAATTTTACAGGTAATGATACTGTAAGTTCTAAGGATATGTTATACGCCACAGAAAGCATAAATGGTATTGATACTGTTTGTGCTATATATTATTGGAATGCAAATCAACCAAATACTCCTCCGCAAGCTATAATCAATAGCTTTAGATTGAATTTTTCAAAAAATCATCCCATACTACATGTTAATTTAATTGATAATCTATTATTTTGGACAGATAATTATAATCAGCCAAGAAGAATAAATTTAAGACAAGCAACAGGACAGGCTATTGGCACTTTTTATATTGATGATAATTATTTAGAAGATAAAATTAGTGTTGCACAATATTCTCCCCCATCAGCACCTAAAGTTACTATGAGCGCCGAAAGTAGCTCTGATGTAGATAGTTTACATATAAGAGATAAATTTGTAAAATTTGCATATAGGTTTCAATATGAAAATAACGAATATTCGTTAATGTCTCCATTTACACAAACTTGTTTTCATCCTGGTAAAGGTAAAAATTTTAATAATGCAACTTTTGTTGCGGACGACGCAGGCATGTTATCATCTGCAGATGAAAGTAATGCTGTAAAAGAAACAATAGTAGAGTCAATGCAGAATCTAGCTAATAGAATTGCTTTATTTATTGATTTACCTTGTAATATTGATAAATCAAATGTTGGCGCGTGTGATGCAAATGGAATACTAACTGGTACTAGTCACAATATAGATAATCCTAATCCTAATGGCTCAATATCTGATGGTGATATTTTATTAACTGCTAAAGGTGATGAATATATTGTAAATGGTGGAAATAAAACAACAACATTAACTACAAGTACTAGTGTTTCACCATCAATTATTAACGATACAAGATTATATTTTTTTAATAATGTAGCTGATTATGATGATAAAATGCAAATTAAAAAAATACAAATATTATATTCTGAATCAGATAGCGCTGCTTTAAAAGTTGTAGAAACTTTAAATTTTAATGAAATTAAAAGTGATATAACACATAGAGTTGAGCCTATATCTAACAATATTGGTAAATTAATATATGGTTATAAATATATATATAATTCAATAAAACCTATACAAACTTTACCAGAATCTGAATTAATTAGAGTTTCAGATGTTATACCTGTAAAAGCTCATGCGCAAGAAGTAAGTGGGAATAGAGTTATTTATGGTAATTTTAAACAAAATAGATCATTAGATACCGCTGTTAATAAAAGTTCATTTTTAATAACAAATGGTGATCAAACAAAATTTAATGATCAATATTTATTATCTTCAGTAAAATCAAATAGAGAATATTCTGTTGGCTTAGTTTTATCTGATAGATATGGAAGACAATCAACAGTATTTTTGCCAACAACTAGTACTACATTTGTAGATCCTAAAACAGGAACTGTTACAAATGGAGCAAGTTCTTGGACGCATTCCGCACTAAAAGTTACTTTTAATAATACAATAGGTGATCCTTATCAAGTAGATACAAATCCATTAGGTTGGTATTCCTATAAAGTTGTAATTAAGCAATCAGAGCAAGAATATTATAATGTATATGCTCCAACAATAGTTGATAATATACCTTCAGGAAATGTAAGATCATGGCTAGTGTTACATGGAGACAATGTAAATAAAGTGCCTAGAGATGTTACTGACGTTAATACCGAAACAGGTACTCAAGGTTCACAGACTAGACTATTGCCTAAAATATTAGATTTAAACGGTACACAAACACAACAATCAGGAAATTCATTTGTTGATGTTATTTCAATTGGAAATAAAGAAGAACAGGGGTTTGGTTCAAATAGTATTGATGATTTTTATTTAAATGAAAAAGGACCATTGTTAGCTGAATTACCAGATGGATACGGAAGAAACAATATTCCTAATACTACTTTTAATAATTTAGTTGTATTAGAAACCGATCCTTTTAAATCTGCTTTAGATATTTATTATGAAACTTCAACAGCTGGTTTGGTTTCACATTTAAATGCTGCTATAACAGAAACATTAGGTGTTGTACCTGCAAGTATAACTTTATCAGCTTCGTCTTTTGCAGAAGCAACAGCAAGCGGTAATACTGTAGCTGCAATAACATCAACAGATACAAATAGTAATCCTGTAAATACACCAACTTATAGTATTATATCTATAACAGATGCAAATGGAACAAATAGATCAGGCGCGTTTACAATAAGCGGAAGTAATTTATTAACCGGCGAAGCATTTGAATTTACAAATACAAATACAGATGATTATACTATAAGAATAAAAGTTACAGACAACAGTGGAAATACTTTAACGCAAGATAAATCTATATCCGTTACAAATAGTAATCCAACAATAAATGTAGGTATTGCTTTAACTATACCAGCGTCTACAATATCTGGAACAGCAATTAGAACAATAACAGGTACAAACGGAAGTGCTAAAACAAGTGCAAATACAAATAATTTAACATTTTCTATTACAAATGGTAATAGTGCTGGTAAATTTAGTATAAATGCTTCTACAGGAGTACTAAGTACAGCTTCTAGTGTAACATCAGGTGATTCTTATACGTTAACAATTCAAGTATCAGATGTTGGGAATGCTACAGCGTCAGATACTTTAAGTATAACTATTGGCTCTGCATCAAGAACAGCTTTTTGGAGAAGCAATAGCGGTTACACATTTGCGTCTACCGCGGTAGACGCACCAACTCTTGTGCAAGTTTATTTTGAAAATACAAGTGGTAATCCTGCTGGTAATTTACCTGAAATAGGAGATACTGTATACGATTCAGCAACAGGAATAGGTAAATTTGATAGCGGTGCCGCTACAAATGGAACAGGTGGATATTGGCATTCCATGTGTGGACCTTCATACTGCCAACAGGAAGAAGCATTATTTGTATTTAAAACAACCAATAGTGGTGTTGTTGTAGCAAAACAAACAGGTTAAAATAACAATAAAAAATGTAATAATTTATAATATGGCTTATACAATTGAAGTTCAATTCTTTAATACATTTATTTTAAGATCAGAAACTACAGATACTTTGTATGTAGAAGAAGCAAGAATAAAAGGTGGTTATAATGAACCATTTGTAAGTATTGGGCCTAAAGCGCATTTAGTAGATGATACATATGCTGAAACAACAAGAGAAAATGCTTTAATATATTCTGGCATTTATAATTCTAGAACAGATATAAATAGGACAAATGTATTTAGTGCAGGCGAACCTATAACAAGAGCGGTAGATCCAGCAAATGGGAGTATACAAAGACTGCATGCTGAAGACACTAATTTAAATATATTACAAGAGGATAAAGTAAGCTACGCGTTAATTGATAAAGACGCATTATTTACAGCAGAAGGAGGGCAGCTAACAGCGTCAGGTGCAGCTGTTATTGGTCAAGTAATACCTTATTTAGGAAAATATGGTATTAGTAAAAATCCAGAAAGCTTTGCTTTTAAAGGTGGTAGAAAATATTTTGCTGATAAAAATAGAGGAGCAATACTTAGATTATCAAGAGATGGTATTACTGAAATATCAGCAAATGGTATGAGGGATTATTTTAGAGATAACCTTAAAAACGTAACTAAGATAGTTGGTGGTTATGATGATCATTCTGAAGAGTATGTTGTTTCATTGCAAGGCCCTACAGATGAAATTACAGATGGTTATGATACTTTAGTTTTTGATGAAAGTGTTAGGGGCTGGGTAAGTTTTTATACATATAAACCAGATTTTGTTTTTAGTTTAAATAAAGATTTTTATAGTTTAAATAGCAATAATTTATGGAAACATTATAGTGATGATGTTGATTATAATAATTTTTATTTAAATAATAATACATTTACACCTTCTCATATAACTTTTTTAGCTAATGCAGAACCTTCTTTTGTTAAAAACTTTAATAGTATAAATTACGAGGGTGATAGTAATTGGTCTATGGAATCATCCATTACAGATTTAAATATACAATCTTATAAAATATCTGGTTCAGATGATACAACTTTATCTGGAGATATAATACCACAATTTGTTAAAAAAGAAAATAAATATTATTCTCAATTAATGAACAAAGATACAAGTGATGGCGACGGGCAGATTACAGGAGACGGCGGATTACAGTTTAGTACATCGGGTTTAAAAGGATTTTTTACAACAGTAAAAATGGAAAATAGAGCCACTACAGGTGTTGAATTATTTACTGTATCGCATAACATAACAAAATCAAGTTAAATGAAATTAAATATTCGTAGACTCAATGATGAGGACTACAGCACATTAGTAAAATGGTGGGATGCATGGCCAAAATGGCAAGCACCTCCTAAAACTTTTTTACCAGACACTGGTTTTATAGTTGAAAAAAACAATATTGGTATAGTAGCAGGTTATGTATATATGACTAACTCTAAGGCTGCTTTACTTGAATGGATAGTATCTAATCCAGAATACAGAGAAAGCGACAGAAAAGACGCGATAACGCTTTTAATTCAAGCCGTAGAGCGTGTTTTAACTGATCAAGGTATAAAACACGTATTTACAATAGGTCGTCACAAAAGTTTAATAAACTTACACAAAAAATTAGGATGGTTAGTTGACGAAAAACCATCGTACGAAATAATAAAAAATTTATAACAAATGGCAATATTCAGTGCAATAGCTGCGGGCAAAGCAAGAAAGCAACAGGGCAAAGCTCAGGATGCATTAAATAAACTTGTTAAAGATAGGCAGCCTATAATAAACCCTTATGAAAATGTAACTGATTTAAGCAACATGGTAAGTAATCCATTTGCTAATTTACAAGTTGCAACTAAAGCAGCTGAAATGCAAGCTGAAGAAACTGATATATCTTTAGCAAATACATTAGATACATTAAGAGCTACAGGCGCTGGGGCAAGTGGAGCAACAGCATTAGCGCAAGCAGCGCTAAGAGGTAAAATGAGTGTTAGTTCTACAATAGAACAACAAGAAGCACAAAATGCTAGATTAAGAGCACAAGGAGAACAGTTTGCTCAACAACAAAGAATAGCTCAAGCTGAAAGAATACAAGAAGCTGATATATTAGGTAAAACATTCCAATTTCAAGCTCGAGAACAAAGAAATGTTGCTGATTTGTCTAGGCAAGCTAATTTAGTACAACAATTTGGGCAACAAAGAGCTGATGCTTTAGGCGCAATGGGAGCTAATACAGTGAGCGCAGCTCAAGCCGCAGCCACTGCTTTTGGCGGATAATAAAATTAAAAATTAAACAAATATAACTATGGCATTACCAAGAGTAACACCCGGATCATATAACTACGGGGCATATGCAAATCCTACACCTATAAGATATAAGGGCGGGTTTGGAGAAGCGTTAGCTGGTGCGAGCAACAGCGGTCGCACAAGTTGCGCAAGCTAATAAATTAAAAAAACAACAGGATGCTGCTAAATTAAATAAAATAAAAGCAGATGCTTTAGATAGCCAATTAAAATATAAAAATGCTTTATATAAAGCTAATCCCAATCCAGGAGAGCAAACACAGCAATCATACAATGAATTGGCAAACATGTGGTACCAAAACGAAGTAGATTTTAAAACTGGCGTTTTAAATTTTGATGGTCATTCTGCGATGAAAAATAAACTAAACAATGCTTTATTAATTTCAGAAAGCGCTGCTAATTGGATAAAAGAAAAAGCTGAGGGTGAAATGCCTAGTATAACACAAATTAGAGAAAGCGATAAAGATTTCAAACTATGGTCAAGAGATAAAGCATTAGTTAATAGTAATTTTAATGTTTCTTATGATGAAGATTTACAGCCATATATAGAATATTACGAAGTTGATTTTGATAAATACATGAATGGTTCTTATAAAAATATTGATGACATACCTATGAATAAAGTAAGCATGAAAATGTCTGATATATTTGATGATAAAAATTTATATCAACCCCAAACAAAATATTCCTGGGAACAAGATCAAGGATCAATAGATAAATATGCTGCAAATTTAACTAAAGATGGAAAAGCGTTTGCTACTGGTGCAAAAAATGGTTATAGATATTTAACAGATAATAATATTAACACTTGGAAACAAACATTAACTAAAGATTTTAGCACAGGATATAATTAATACAAGAGGTAAACAAATTTATGAAGATATTCTAGTTGATGAAAATGGAGAAAGATATGGCTATGGCTCTTGGGAAGGTACGCCTGAACAGATAAACAAAGTAAAAGAAGCTTTTACTGATAAAATATTAGAAAAAGTTCCACGAGTTGGTGATAAAATATCAAGTACTGAAAGTAAAGAAGATACAGAAGAAAAAGATATTAATGAATTTACTGAAGAATTTTTGAAGGATCCAGCGGGTATGTATAGTGATATAGTAATAAAAAGCGTTACTGAAGAAGGTTTTGGAGCTAGATATGATAGGCCAATTCCTTTTGGACCGCTAAGACCCGGAGAGCCAGATGATATATCAAAAATAGTTCTTAAATTACCAGAAGAAAAAGATCAATCAATAGATTTAACCAATAGAGAAAAATTTGGACAATTTTTTACTGAAATAATAGATGCTACAAAATATTCTTCTGCACAAAAAACAAAATTGCAAAGTAAGAAAAATATAGATGAAGCATATGCTAAATTTCAAGATAATTATAGAAATCAATTTCTAATAGAAAATTAATTATGATTAAAGTTTTATATAATAATAAGGAATACGATGTTCCTGAAAATGAAGTAGATAAATTTGTTTCTATTTCTCCCGGTGCTCAAATTATGAAAAATGGAGATCCGGGAAAGCAAACTCCCGCAGTTCAGGGTGCGACTGTGGAGGAAACTGCAGCACCCGATATGGATTCCACTTCGGATCCTGGTTCTTTGGTGCCACAAGAAGATAAAATAAATTATGGTGAATCGTATAAATCATATGAAGAAAATAGAAATTCAAAAACAAGAATTGATTTTTTATTAAATTCAAAAGTAGACCCTTATGCACCAGCATTAACAAGCAAAATTGCAAGATCAAAAATAAAATCTTCAATATTAGATGATGATTTTCAACCTGGTAGAGAAATAAATATTGATCAAGAAAAATATAGTTCAATAATACAAAAAGCAATAAACTCAGACAGTTATTTAAATGATTTATCTTCTGATATATTAAAATTTAATAAAGCTTTTACAGATAAAATTTTAAATGATGTTAAAAAAGAATTTGATTTAACTACTGAAGAAGGTGTAAAAAATGCTAACGAAGAATATGTAAAAAGAATAAATGCTTTTTTATCTAATAAAATATCTAGTAATAAAACATTTGAAGACCGTATAAATAAATTTCAAAATGCTTTAGATGCAGAATTAGAAGAAAGAAATGTAAAGTATAATAGAGAAAGATTAGGGTTAGATGAAAAAACATATTTTGGAGAATTTTTAAAATCTGGATTTAAAGATATAACTTTAGCAATCAAAAAAGGTGCTACTGCAAATATTGGAGAAAATATTATTAGATTAAAAAAAGAAAGAGAATCTATAGAAAATTCAAGAGACAACGCAGAGGTAAGCTACGGTGGAACTTTTTCACAAAAAGAAGGTTTTAAAATTGGCACAAAAAAAGGTTCAAAAGAAGAAGCGCTTGGATATTATGATCAAGAAATAACAGATGCTAAATCTAAATTTTTAGCTAATTTAAAAGGAATAGAGCAAAGAGAAATAGATTTATCTTTTTATAAACAATTACCTAAAGATGTAGATTATTTTTCAAAAGATGGCTTAGGTTTAATAGCTAAACAAATACCTCAATTAGGTTTTGCGGCTTTTACGGGTGGTTTGGGAGTATATATGCAGGAATTTGGTAGTGCTTACTTTGAAAACGTTTATAATAGTTTAGGTGATAAACCTGCAACTGCTGAAAATATTTTAAAAGCTGTTGAGGCAGGAAATGGAGAAAGAGGATTAGCAACAACACAAGCAGTCATATCAAGTTTGCTAGAGTCCTATGGAGCATCACAAATAGTTAAAGGTGTTCTTGGTTCTGCAGGAGGCAAAGATATTGTTAGAAGTATTGTAAAAGATGGATTAAAAAAATATATAAAATCGGGAGGACTTAAAGAAGGGGGGAAAGGTATATTAAAAGGTGGTTTTACTGAATATTTAACAGAAGGTTTTCAAACAATAGTTTCACAATTAGGTGCAGGCGCGGCTCAGGATGATATATTTAAATATATTGATTTAAATAACGTTATAAAGAGCGCTCAGGACGGTGGTTTTGTTGGTGCTGTTTTGCCATTTGCTGGTAATGTAACAAGAGCAACAGCTAGAGAAACTGTTCAAACTGTTAAAGAAATAAGTTCAAAATTTGACCCTAAACGTATAACACCTATATTATCAAATACTAAAAAAGAATTAGAAATAAAGGTTAAAAACAACGAAATAACTAGAGAAGAAGCTGATGAAACTATTCAAGCTATTAATAATATTGAGGATGCTAACTTGAAAATACCTACGTATATTAAAAACGAAAGCAGAATTGAAGCTGTTGATTTGATTGTTGAAAAACAAAAAATATTAAATAATATAAAAAATCTTGATGAAAATTTTTTAGAGGCAGATACCAGTAGGCTAGAAGAAATAAATAATAGGCTTGTACAAATAAATAAAGAAGGCGATGTTAAAAAATCAACTGAATTTGCAAAATCTGCAGAGAGCATAGGATTAGAAACTTTAGCATTTCAAAACACACAAGATTTTAAAGCAGGTATTGAAGCAGATGGCATTAAATTAAATGATGAACAAAAATCTGAATTAGGTGAAGTTGGAGGTTTTATATCAGGTAATAAAATATATATTAACGAACAAGTTGCTGCTGAAACAAGTAATTTAAACGTTGGTGGTCATGAAGTAATGCATGGCGTTATAGCTGAAAAATTAAAAACACTTAATCCTGAGCAATTACAACAATTACAAAATAATTTTTTAGAATTATTGCCAACTACTGAAAAACAATTATTGCAAGACGCGTTAAATAAAAGATATGATCCTTCTGAGCATGCTAAAGAATTTTTTAGTGTATTTTCTGATTTGAGTCAGGACGGTAGTATAAAATACAAACAAGATTGGGCAACTAAGTTAAAAGATTGGTTAACTGAAATGATAAGAAGGTTTACGCCTTATAAAAAGATTGAATTTAATAATGCCCAAGATGTATTTAATTTCTCACGTCAATATACAAATAGTATAAACAAAGGTCGATTATCAAAAGGTTTAGCTAAAGGTATTGGTAAAGTTGGCCTAGCTGAAGTAGCACTTTCAAAACAAGCATCAGACAATGTACAAAATATCTACAATGAAAAAGGTGTTGACGGATCATTTGATATTATTGAAGCATTTAATCCTATAATTAATAAGCTAGTAGATAAAAGAAGAGAAGCACCTAATTTTAATAAAGAAGATTTAACAAGTGAAATAAAATATTCTGATAGAGGTATACTTGGTTTAATAAGAAGCTATAATCCTGATTCTGGTGTCCCATTAGCTGCATATGTAAATAAATTTTTACCTTCAAGAATGATTGAAGCGTCTAATAAAATATTAGGTGAAGAATTTACAGTTGATGTAACTGAAGCAAAAGGAGTTACAGCGCAAGAAACTGAAACTGTTACTGAAAAACCAGTAAGTAAAAAAATAAAACCAAGTTCATTATTAAAAGATATTGAAGCTGCAAAATCTAAAATAATGAAAGGCCTTAAAAATGTTCCTAAAAAAGATTTAACATTTAAAAGGCTAAAAGATTTATCACCAGAAACTACGGCTGAAATATTTGAAGTACCAGCTAAAAAAGTTACAGATCCAAAAGCCAACTTAAATAAAGGTGATTTAAACAATGCTGCAAGAAATATAAATAAAAATGTAGATAAATTATTAAGATTATTACCTAAAGGTGCTGTTGTTGAAGCTGCAAGCGAAAGATTATTAGGTACATCCACAGGAGTTCCAAAATCATTGCTAGATGTTTTTTATACAAAGCAAGAAAGATTAACCAGAGGGGCCGGTTTGAGTCCGTATAAGCTTAATTCAATTAATAGGCAGCAGTTTTTAGAAGGTTTAGGTATAGTTGATGGAAAACTAAGAGAAGGTTTATCGCCAAGATCGCCTGAAGCACAAAGAATAAAAGGTATAATGAATCTTACGGGTAAATTAATTACCAATGAAATTGTAAGAAGTGAAAGTGATTTATCATTAGAAGCTAAACAAGATTTAGCAGCGGGTAAAGCTGATGTAATGTTTAGTAAAGTTAAAAAGCTTAAAATAAATGAACAAGTTGCAAATGAATTTGGAGGAAAAATAAATAAAGATAATGTACAAGAAATAGGTAAAATTTTCAGAAGCTATGTAAAAATGATTGATCAAGTACCTAATTCTGCATTTTTTATGACCCCAAGTAATTTAGCCCCCGGCGGGAATAGTATAAGAAGAATGCGAGATGGTATTTTTGTAAGTCAGGCATTAGATAATGCAACAATTCAAGCAAGAGATAAAGGCGAATTATTAGAAGTAATTGCTTTACAAAAAATAAAAGAAGAATTGGGATTACCTTTAACCACTAAGGGTAAAAAAGTTGAAGAAGCATTTCCTTGGACAATGGTAATTAAAAGCCAAAAAACAAAAAATTTAAATAAGAATTTAAATATTAGGGAAAATTTTAAAAGTAATTTTAAAGGTGCATTAGATATTTTATCAGATATGTACGCTATTGATCCTAAAGCTACTGGATTAGTTGTTTATAATCAAAATGCTAATGGTGCTACAACAAGAAATATGGCTCAGCTAATTGGGTTAGAACAAGGTGCAATAAAAATATTAGAAGAACACATATTGCAACATGGTCAATTTGCAAAATTAGTTGGTGTATATTCTAAAATTAAAGATGCTGATACTAAAACAGCAATGGCAAATTGGTTAGCTGATAACTATATACAAATTGCATTAAAAAGTGGTGAAGGAAAAAACAGAACAGATAGTCATTATAAAGTTGATTTAACGTATGATTTAAATGGTAAAAAGTACAAATCTAAATCAGAGCTACACCCGCTTTTAGAACAAAAAATACAAGAAGCTATTAACGGAAAAATATCTTGGAAAGAAGTACCAAGTTCTAATATAAGATTATATAATGAAGTTGTTAAATTAAACCCTAATGCTATAAAGCAAGAAGGTATAACTCATGCTGAAAAATATAATGTTGTTGTTCCTTCAAAATTATCATTTGATGCAAATGTATATGAAAAACAATCTGATTTAATATTTGAACAAATAAAAGATGAAATTACGCCAGTTCAGGCAAAAAATGCAATTGATACTTATATAAAAGAAAGATACCCTGATATTAGTAAAGCCACATTAAATGCAAATAAATTAGCACCTAAAAAAGAACAATTAAGTTTTTCTAAAAAGAAAAAGCCAAGTAATAAAGAAGTTATAGAAAATCTTGAAAAGATAGACAAAGCAAACATAGAAGCTAGCAAAGCAAGAACAGCTGAAGTTGATATAAATAAAGAATTTAATCAATATCTTGAAAGTGCAACAGGTATAGGTGCTGAAAAAGTATTTAATCAAGCTAAGGCAGAAGCAAGAGGATCAAAAGTTAGAAAATCTTTTGGTGATTATTTTATACCACCTGGAGCTGAAGACTTTGGTGGATTAATGCATAAAACATTAGCTAAAGGCAAAAAGGGAGAAAAACAATTAGAGTTTTATAAAAAGTATTTATATGATCCATACAATGCAGCTATGGAAAGTATAACAAGAGAAAAGTCAGCAATGATGAATGACTTCATGGCATTAAAAAAGCAATTTAGTAATGTGCCTAAAAGATTAAAAAAGTTTACTAAAGGTGGAGATTATACGAACGATCAAGCTGTAAGAGTTTATGCATGGACAAGGCAAAGCATGGAAATACCTGGGCTATCTAAAAAAGATGTAAGAGAATTAGTTAATGAAGTTAAAAATGATAAAGAATTATTAGCTTTTGCTACAGAGCTAATTAATATAACTAAAGGCGACGGTTATCCAAAACCACAAGAAAGCTGGATGGGTGGTAATGTTGCTATAGATTTAATGTCATTATTAAACGGAGATAAAAGAAGTAAACATTTAGAAGCTTGGCAAAATAATGTTGATATATTATTTAGTAAAGAAAACATGTTTAAATTAGAGGCTGCATACGGTAAGAACTGGGTTAAGAATGTAAAAGCTACATTGCAAAGAATGAAAAACGGCTCTAATAAAAAATGGGGTGGTGATAAAAATTTACAAGCCTGGAATGATTGGGTTAACGGATCTGTAGGAACAATTATGTTCTTAAATACTAGATCTGCCGCATTACAGATGATTTCAAATGTAAACTATATAAACTATAAAGACAATAATCCATTAAGAGCTGCACAGGCGTTTGCAAATCAACCACAGTATTGGGCTGATTTTGTTGAAATATTTAATTCAGATTACTTACAGGAAAGAAGAGGTGGTAATAAAATAAATATTAATGAAAGCGAATTAGCATTAGCTGCAGAAAAAGGTGGTGTGCAGGGTACAATTAGTTATTTATTAAATAAAGGTTTTATACTTACTAAAATGGCTGATAGTTTTGCAATTGCTTCTGGTGGTGCAACGATGTATAGAAATAGGATTAAAACATATATAAAAGACGGTATGTCTGAAGCAGATGCTAAAAAACAAGCATTTTTAGATTTTAAAGCTATAACCGAAGAAACACAGCAATCTAGTAGACCAGATAGAATATCTGAACAACAAGCTGGTAATTTAGGAAGATTTATGTTAGCATTTGCTAATACACCAATGCAGTATAATAGAATTATAAAAAGAAACGCCCAAGATCTTATTGATGGTAGAGGCGATCCTAAAGAAAAATTAAGTAAAATACTTTATTACAGTACAATACAAAACTTAATATTTAACGCTATGCAAAAAGCCGTATTTGCATTAGCATTTGCCGATGATGACGATGACGAAAAAATAGTTTCAAAAGCTAGTGATATAGGTAATGGTATGGCGGATTCACTATTAAGAGGTTCAGGTTTGACAGGTAATGCTATTGTAGCTGCAAAAAATGTAGCAATGGAAATAGCTAAACAATCTAAAAAACCTAACCCTGATTTCCAACAAGCAGCTTGGAAAACATTAACAGTATCTCCACCATTGTATGGTAAACTTACAAGATTAAGAGGAGCAGGTTATTCTATGAAATATGTTACACCCAAAAATGTATTTGAACCTAAATTAGATAATCCAGCATTGTCAGCAGCAGCACAAACTGCATCAGCAACATTTAATTTTCCATTAGATAGAGCATTAAGAAAAGCACAAAATATAGAAGCTGCAATGAGTGATGAAGCAGAATGGTGGCAAAGCACGGCATTATTGATGGGATGGGGATCATGGGAATTAGGAATAGAAAATGAAAAAGATAAAAAAGAAAAACAAGTAAAAAGAAGAAAAGGCAGAACAATAGTAAAAAGAAAAATAAAATAATTATGGCAAAAGATGCATGTTATAAAAAAGTAAAAGCAAGGTATAAAGTATTTCCATCAGCATATGCTAGTGGCGCTATTGCAAAGTGTAGAAAAGTTGGCGCTAAAAATTGGGGTAACAAATCTAAAAAATAATATTATGAAAGGTGTTCCACATTTTAAAAAAGACGGTACTATATTTCACGGTGCCACACACAAAGATGCTAAAGGTAAATTAATGTCTGGTAAAACACACACTAAAAGAAGTGTATATGTTTACCATATAAATGAATTACCTAAAAAATCTTTAATGAAAGCATATAAACAGGCTAAACTATTAAAATAATGGCTGAACCTAAAAAAGGTACAGGTAAAAAACCTAAAGGCAGTAGTAGACGCTTATATACAGACGAAAATCCGAAAGATACAGTTAGTATTAAATATGCTAGTGTAGCTGACGCTAATGCTACATGCAGAAAGGTTATGGGATCTAGTAAGTCTTTTGCTAGAAAAATACAGATATTAACTGTAATGGAACAAAGAGCTAGATATGGTAAAAAACCAAAGCAATCTAAAATAGCTACGGCTTGTAAAAATAAAGTAAGAAAAAAACATGGCAAAAAATAGACCAACTTGGAAAGACTCTGATGCTCCTGATGCTGAAGGTAAATTTAAAAGTTTATCTTGCGGAGCATTAGCTAAATGGATGGTAAAATCTAGAAAAGGTAATATACAAAAGATTGTTGGTAGTTTGAATCAACAATATGTTTTTAATAGAAAAAAGAACCCTAGCTATGCTAAGAAAATGGTATGTGCTAGAAATAAAGCTAAAAAGTTAATAAATGGCAGTAAGAAAAACTAAAAAAGGCGCTTCACTTAAACGTTGGTTTAAAGAAAAGTGGATAGATGTCAGAACTGGTAAGCCTTGCGGTAGACGTGCAGGTGAAAAGCGTGGCACACCATATTGTAGACCAAGTAAAAGAATATCATCTAAAACTCCAAAAACATCAGGTGAAATGTCAGCATCTGAAAAAAGAAAAAAGATTGCAGAAAAGAAAAGATTAGGCCAACCAGCTGGTAAGCCTAGAAGAGTAAAAAATCTTAAAAGACGTAAAAAATAGGTAATTACATATATTATACAAACTTAACATCATGGCAAAAAAATTATCGGAAGACACAGAAGTACAACTTGACCTTAAAACTATCGGAATGATTGTTGGAGGAGCAATTGCATTAGCTGCAACTTATTTTGCATTACAAGCTGATATAGAACTCGCTAAACAATTACCTGAGCCTCAAGTATCAAGAACTGAATTTGATTTAAAAGATGAATTAATTCGTTCTACAATAATTGATATAGACGAAAAGGTAGACAAAAATGCAGAAAAGCTTGACAAAATAGATGAAAAGCTTTATGAGCTAACAAAAAAATAAATATGAAAAATTTAATTACTTTAATTTTATTATTATTTACATCAATTTCATTTTCACAAGAAATGACAGTATTATATATGAATTCATCATGGAATTCTAGAAATCATTATCAAGATGTAGATAAATTAAAAAGAGCAACAATTTTAAAAGTAAATTTTGAAGATCAACCAGTAAGTATAAGAAAAGCAATTAGATCAGTACCGGCAATTATAATATTAAAAAATGGTAGACCTGTTGCTACATGGCAAGTAAAAGAATATCATCTAAAACTCCAAAAACATCAGGTGAAATGTCAGCATCTGAAAAAAGAAAAAAGATTGCAGAAAAGAAAAGATTAGGCCAACCAGCTGGTAAGCCTAGAAGAGTAAAAAATCTTAAAAGACGTAAAAAATAGGTAATTACATATATTATACAAACTTAACATCATGGCAAAAAAATTATCGGAAGACACAGAAGTACAACTTGACCTTAAAACTATCGGAATGATTGTTGGAGGAGCAATTGCATTAGCTGCAACTTATTTTGCATTACAAGCTGATATAGAACTCGCTAAACAATTACCTGAGCCTCAAGTATCAAGAACTGAATTTGATTTAAAAGATGAATTAATTCGTTCTACAATAATTGATATAGACGAAAAGGTAGACAAAAATGCAGAAAAGCTTGACAAAATAGATGAAAAGCTTTATGAGCTAACAAAAAAATAAATATGAAAAATTTAATTACTTTAATTTTATTATTATTTACATCAATTTCATTTTCACAAGAAATGACAGTATTATATATGAATTCATCATGGAATTCTAGAAATCATTATCAAGATGTAGATAAATTAAAAAGAGCAACAATTTTAAAAGTAAATTTTGAAGATCAACCAGTAAGTATAAGAAAAGCAATTAGATCAGTACCGGCAATTATAATATTAAAAAATGGTAGACCTGTTGCTACATGGCAAGCGGATTTATCTATGCAATTAAAAGTACGCTATGAAGATGTACAAAATGTAATTGATGGTGTAGTTGTTCCTAGATTAAGAAGAGTATCAACAAATTAATATGTCAGAACTCACAGAAAAATCAAAAGTATCGTTAGATATCAAAGCAGTAATTGGGGCAGTATTTGGTATTGTATCAATTGCTGGTGTTTGGTTTACACTAACAGCTGAAATAGCACAATTACAATTAGATGTAATTAGAATGCAAGATGCTGTAGCACTTAATGAAGAATTTAGAATTAAATGGCCAAGAGGAGAAATGGGTGCTTTACCAGATGATGCTAAACAAGATTTAAGAATAATGTATTTGCAAGAAGATGTTGAAACATTAAAAGAAGTTGTTAAGAAGTTAGAAATAGACAACGCAAAAAAATAAAATTAAATGAAAAACATAAGCGAGCATATCTCATATAAAGAGGGTGTGTATAGCATTACTGCTTTGAGATTAGGTTTAAATAATGATCCAACAAAAACTCATTTAACTAATATGGAATTATTAGCTGAAAAGATTTTTGAACCATTAAGAAAGCATGTAGGCGGACCAATAAAAATAAATTCATTCTATCGCGGACCTGAATTAAATAAAGCAATCGGTGGGAGTTCTAATTCACAACATTGTAAAGGCCAAGCAATTGATATTGATGATGTGTATGGTTATATGAGTAATGCTGATATGTATGAATATATAAAGAATAATTTATCGTTCGATCAGATGATATGGGAATTTGGAAATTCTGACAACCCAGATTGGATTCATGTAAGTTATGTAAATGAAGAAGCTAATAGAAATAAATGCTTATTAGCATATAAAGACGAAAATAATAAAACAGCTTATAAAGTAATATAATGAAACTATGAAAAATTGTAATTGTCCCTTTTGCATTTGTAAATAACAAATAGAAATAAAAAAAAGGGGCCTTAAAAAAAGCCCCTTAATTATTATCCGTCACACGCTAAACAATTTTCATCCATTGCTGAATCGGCAATATCTCCTCTCAGAACAGATTCTGTTCGCATATAATATAAAGTTTTAATACCTTTCTTCCAAGCTTCCATATGGACTTTATTAATCCATTTTGGTGTAGCTACAGCAGGAAAAGCTAAGTTTAATGAAACAGATTGGTCAATATATTGTTGACGTATACCTGCTTGATTAACTAACTCTAATTGATTTATTTCTTTAAAAGTTTTAAATACATCTTTAGCTGGTATATCATTATATTTACCTAGCGTTATATTATCTAATTCTTTTAATCCTTGTACTGAACCACCATCTTTTAAGATTTTGTTCCAGACTTTTTCCGTGTCGATTTTATGTCGTCTGAGTACCTTTTTAAGCGTAGGGTTCTTGCGAATAAATGTACCTTTTGCAGACTGCTCTGTGAATACGTTAGCAGCCCACGGCTCAATTCCGGGAGAAACGTTTCCAGACAACTTGCTATTACTGACAGTAGGTGCGATAGCACGAAGATGAGTGTTACGATACCCAGACCCACGACACCAAAGAGGCTCGCCAAAAGTCTCAGCAAGCGCCATGGAAGCTCTCTCAGATTCGATTTTAATTTGTGAAAATATCCTTCTTGTTTCATATTGTGATAATAATCCTTCAAACGGTAATCCTTGTTCTTGTAAATATGTATGCCATCCAAGAACTCCTAATCCTAATGCTCTACCTTTTTCAGCAGATCTTACAGAATTATGAAAGCCAACTTTACCTTTTGATTTTTGTATAAACTCTTCTAACACGCCATCTAAAAACCATATACTATCATATATTAGATTAGTGTTTTTCCATTCATCATATTTGGCTAAATTTAATGATGATAGACAGCAAACAAATGAATGAGATTCATCAGTGTGTAATGTTATCTCACTACATATGTTTGTCATGTGAACTTTTAACCCATGCTTTCTGTATGCATCTGGATTATTTTTGTTTGTATTTCCCTTAAATAAAATATAAGGCTCTCCAGTTGCTTTTCGCTTTTGTAATAGCTTTCCCCATAATCTTCTTGCATTCTTATCACCTGTATCAAGTTTTCGCATGAATTTATCGCCGACCACAGCACACTGGTGTAGGTTGAGCGACTGACGATTAATGTCTCCTTTAGGTTCACGTATTTCCAACCACTCTTCAAAGTCGGGGTGGTCAATATTAATGTTAACGCTTGCAGCTCCTCTTCGGACAGATCCTTGATTCGTGGCAAGTATAGTGCTATCGTAAATTTTACAAAACGGCACAGTTCCATCAGATGTTCCATTTCCAGTTATATTAGCTCCGGCGGGTCTAATCATATTTACTCCGATACCAACTCCGCCGCCGTGTTTTGCAAGTAGCATCATCTCGAGATTTTTCATACCAATCTCATATATCGAATCGCCAACATCTATACCAAAGCATGATATAGGTAGACCTCGATCTGTACCTGTATTAGACAGCACAGGAGACGCTAAACATAGCCAACCCTTCCATATATATTCAAAGAAAGTTTCAGTTAGTTCTGGGCGATTTAAACGCTTTGATACAGCTGTACAAACACGCATATAAGCATCTTTTGGTGTTTCACCATTAACTAAATAGCCACCAGATATTGTTTTCTTATATACGTCTGTATCGCCCCAGTTAGGATAATCAATTCCCTTTTTCCAATTGTTGTTCCACATCTCTTTTTTCTAAATTTTTAAGTTCTTCTACTAATTTACTCCACTCATCTTCTCCAATATGTAATTGAAAGGCGGTGAGTGTTCCTTGAGCTAATGCTTTTAAAGCATCTAATTCTTTTAATGCCCTAGTTAAAGCGCCGCCTAATATTTCATTTTGCTCTTGCAGTTTTTTAATATTTTTTTGTACTCCCATATTATTTAATTAAATGTGATATCCAAGCAACTAAACCATTTATGTTTAATGCTACTAAGTTCCATTGTTTACGCGCAGCAGTTTGCACCATTACACAAATGAAACCTACAATATATAACATTGGCTCAATTGTCCACTGCGCAGCCACAAGAAAACCTGCACCCATATACCCAATACGAGTAGACATTTTTTCAAGTGGCGTCAGTCTTTTAGTTGTTGCTATTAGTTTTAGAATTTTTCTTTTCACTACCATATATCTTCGAAGTCTTCACCTTCGTTTGCTTTCGAGTAATCAGTTGGTCTAACAGCAAAAAAGTCAGTATGAGTATGGCCCCCGGTAAGATGATCAAACCAAGCCATGTTATCAACTGCTTTTTGATCGTACCCTGTGAAGTCCCATTGTTTATACTTTTTATCTTTGTAGCCAAGCTCTGCAAGTTTGTCTCCAACTCTTTTTTTGATGAAGTGTACCAAGTCATATTTTTTTAAGTTTTCTATATCACCCATTTCAAATATCTTATTAATATAAGTCATTTCAGCATTATGCATTTCTAACGCAGCCTCAAATATATGTGGTTCACATTCTTCTTTTAATCCAGGAATTTGTGAACACATATGCCTAAATAGTTGACATCCCATTTTACTATGTAGCGATTCATCTCTTACGGACCATTTCATTTGCTGACCAATACCTTTAAGTAAATTCCTCATTTGAAAAGAATATAATACTGCAAATGCAGAATATAAAGATACACCTTCAGCAAATGCAGAAAATGTTGCAAGACTTTTACCAATCCCTACAGGATCATTACCTTCATAAGCAACTAAGTTTTCAAATCTTTTTGCTGTAGCAGGTTCATGTAAGAAAGCTTCATAGTCTTCAAGACCTAAAGTTTCATTCAAATAACTATATGCAACTGCATGGATAGTCTCTTGACTACCAAACATCATTGCCATCTGTTGTATCTCGTGCTTAGGAAACCACGATACAACTTTTTGCGTCCAGTAATCAGATACTGCACATTCTGTTTGGGCGAAACCGAGTAATATGTTTCCGACCAGGTTCTTCTCTTTGTCATTTAGTTTTTCTTTCCAATCTTTAACGTCACCGCTCATTGGTATTTCAGTATGTAACCAAAACGCTTGAGCTTGTTTTAACCAGCCTTCAGTATAATACTCAGGGTATTCAAAAGGCTTGTAAGGTATTCTTTCTGTAAATAAAGGTACATTCATATTAATTTTCCCATTCTATTGCGAGGTCTACAAATGGTAGATAAATAACAGTTTGTGAATGTGTTGGTCCATGATAAGTTCTTACTCCAAATAATATACCTGGATATAATCCTAATGCCATTGACCAATTTTTATCTGCCTTGTCCTCTGTATTGTTTGACATAATTTTTACTTGTTTTTAAATTTGACGATTTAGATTTCGCATGAATTCCTTTACGTCTTATTTTATGTTTTTTTCTATATTGAAATAAATTTGTTTTTTTAGCCATAGCATTTTACATTATATTTATTATGTATAAACTCTAAGTCTTGCCACCTTAAATAACCACGTGTAGCTAACGACCATTTAATAAACGTATCTATTTTTCTTTCTTTATACTTTCGTCTAGCTAAATGTTTGGCTGACTCTGTAGTATTTCTATTACGCGATCGCATTCTTTTTGATTTTGTGGTTTAAATAAAGTATAATTAGGAAATTGTTGCATCACTAATTTTTTAAATAGTTTCCATCTCATTGGAAACGATTCGTTGGGTCTTCCTTTAGTTTCTATTATAAAGCTTTTACCAATAAAATCTGGTGTATACTTTATGGGTAAGATTCTTTTCTCACCTCTATTTTTAAATAATCCTTTGCTGTTTGATTGTCGTTCCCAACATTCATTTTCAAAGTGAAAACCATTTAATAACACGAATGTTTCACCTTCGTATGTAGCTTTTATGCCTGCTTTTTTCAAAGCACAATACATATATTTTTCTAAGCCAGACGCAAAGGTTATTCCGTCGTGTGTTACTTTTTTAGAAACTACTGGACCTCTTTTTCTTTTATAAGTCCTTCTTTTTTTCATCTTTTACAAATGTTCCATTAACCATCTTTCCGGTTCTATTTGATATTTCTTTATAGGCAGCATCAATACAATCTTCTATTGTTAGCTTTTCTAAATGCGCTAAATTAGTTAATACTACAACAATATCTCCAATAGCATCTTTTATTTCAGCTTTATCATTTTTTAATAACGCTTTAGCTAACTCGCCAGCTTCTTCTTGAAGCTTAACATATTGTGTAGTACTGTTGCCTTTCTTGTACAAGCCTCTTTCTTTTGCCCATGTTCTTATATTATCAAACGTCCACGTTCTAGTTTCAACTTGATCAACTAAGCTTTCAAAGCTATTCATATCGTTAAATGCTTCCCATAAAGCTTTATTGTACACATAACTCCTATCGCTATTGTACATTGATACGTGTGCATTGTTTGCAATCCAGCTAGCTAAATCTGGAGATAAATGAATTTTACCAAATTCAGTTTGCCAGTTTAAACCAACCTGATCGTGCAATCTACCTTTTAATTTTGTTAGAGGTACAGGGAATGTTGTGGTTTGTTCGGTTACGTTTATTTTCATTTTAAATAAATTTTTATAAAGTTTGTGATCTTTTCTATAGCCATAAGACTTTTGAAGTTCTATTTCTCTATCAGATATGTAATTGATATCTGAAGAAGATTCTAGAACCTCATATTCTCCAGGCTTATAACCCTGCGTTAGCGTAACCCTTCTATTAAGATCACGTGTAACGCCGATTTTTTTACCAGGAATGTGATATAAATAATAAGTTTCTGTCATTTTTTTCCAACGTTTAAAGGAGCTTTTATTTCGCCCATGTGTTCATACCCGTGTAATATCATACTATCCAGTGATGGAATATTAATTTCATTTTGTGAATTAATACCAACACCAATAGTATCTAATTGTAATACTGGACAATGATATGTATCAGGGTCTCTATACATTAATGTAGTTGCTTGGTCAATATGATTATTATAAATATGACAATCACCAAGCTGACCAATTAATTTACCAGGTTTTAAACCATGACCTTTAGCTAATAGTTCTAATAATAAACCATACATAGCTATATCATAAGGCAAACCTAAGAATACATCAACAGACCTTTGTTGCCACATTAAGTCAAGCTTGCCATTGTTTACATAACATTGAAAGCCATAATGACACGGCGGTAAAGCCATATCTTTCATATCAGCAGGATTCCACGCTGATACAACCATTCTTCTTGAATTAGGATTATTGTGCAACTGTAAAGATAAATCATACATTTGATCAATACCATTAAAGTCACGCCATTGCTTACCATATACTGGGCCTAATGTTTCATCAGTTCTACCAGACCTTTCATAATCTGCTCTCCAGTATTTAACACCATTATCTTCCAAATATTTTAAATCAGTTCTGCCTTGCAATATCCACATAAGCTCGACTTTAGCAGCTTTGAAAGAAACTTTTTTTGTGTATAGCAAAGGAAAACCTAATGCCATATCGTGTCTAATAGTATAGCCAAACTTTGATAGTGTACCGACTCCGGTTCTATCGTTCTTGTTTTTACCGCTATTAAGTATTTCAGATACTAATATCCTATATTGTTCATTTATATTTATCATAATAATATTTACAGAATTTATAATACTCTGGCCATAAAGTATGTTTGTTATATATATGTGGAGCAAAGTTACATTTTTCTCCTCGCTTATATGGGCCTATGTTTATACAAATTTTCCATTGTCCGTCTTGTGGCGTACCCCATGGAGATATCCTTATATTGTTTTTTGTACAAAATAATTTCCATTCCTGCTCTTCATGCGTTGGCATATATGACGGTAAATAGTTTTTCTTTCTTCTTTTGTATAAACTTTTCATTTATTCCCAAGGCATTACTTCTTCAGGTTCTAATACTTCGTGAGGTATAAAACAACCTGATCTTGGTTCCCATTTAAAATGAGCCTCAGCTCCATTCTCACCAAGATTCTGAAACTTAACTTTTAAAACTTTTGCTTTAACAGTTTTTTCTTCGTAATTTCTGTGTACTAATATGCCATGATAAGATGCATCGTACCATTCACCTCCGCCTTTGATGTTATACATAGTTGGTTCTTCAATTTTACCATCCTGTGTTTTATACATTTTAGTTGGATGCGCTACAATAAAAACTAATACATCAAACTTTTTTGCAAATGTTTCAATCTTTGTTAAGTATTCCATTGTATATCTGTTTACATCCTCAGTCTTTGCATCAACATCACGTATTTTATTAAACGGGTCTATGACTAAACATTTAATACCTTTACGCTTTACAAGCTCTGCACCTTTACGTAATACAGATTCAAGTGTATATCTTTCCATATCAATGAAAAAGAAATTATCGTTAACATGTTCAGCTACTTGTTTCCATTTATTTGTACCAATATCTGATGATCTTGGCATATCTTGCCATACTTTTCTCATTAACTTATGGGCATGTAAGTATGTTGGTGCATTCTCAGGAGATGCAAATGCAGTTCGCCAGCCATAATTATTGTTATAGCCAACACACATTTGGTCTACAAAATCTGATTTACCTGATGAAGGAATACCAGTAACCGTAATAAATTGACCAGTGTAAGTACTAAATATATTGTCAAAGTTATTAAGACCAACTTGAAAGCCTTTTTTGAAACCGTGTTTAACAAAGTCTGTAACTTCATGTTCTATATCTTTAAATGTTGTAACATTTTCAAGTGGTACTGGTCTACATTCTTTAATTGTTTCAGCTAAGTCTTCTTTACCATACTTAAGTAAATAATCATTTGCATCTTTACAATCTACAAAGTTTACTAAGTAACATACTTCAGCACCTAATCTTCTAATCAATTCTGCTTGTAGTGCAGCGCCAGCGTCGTCTTGATCAACTGCTAATATTATTTTTTCTTTGTCTGTAAAATAATCTATACAGTTATCAAGATAATCTAAATTGTTATGATTCAGTGTAGCACCATTAGGTACTGATACTACGTTTTTAATACCAGCCTCATGAAATGCTAACACATCCATTTCACCTTCAACAATAACACATGTATTGTCGTTTACGATACTATTTATATTATAAAAGACTTTCTCAGCACCTTTATATAATTTAAAGTTCTTTCGTCCGTCTCTATATTTAATATTAATGAGCTCATCACCCATAACATAATTGAACTGGATAGTATTCTCAACTTGTCCGGTCTGTGGCATATATTCTTTACCTTCAGTAATATTTAAATCATTTAAGGTTTCATATGATATACCACGATCTTTAAACCATTTATAAACATTTTCACTTAGCTCTTTATTTTCAACGACGTGCGTAGCATCAGGTTTTTCATAAACTTTTGATGGCTCACCTTTACGTTGATATGTATGTAGCTGAAATGTTGAATCACAGTTATGACAAGTTCCTAATCCACGTTCCCAATCATAACTAGCACATTGTTGTTTACGATTTTCAGGTTTACGTGTATGCGAACACAGGGGACAAATCCCCTGCGTTGCACCAACCTTTAAATCATGCTGGTTAAACTGGTCGATTAAAAATCCGTTAATCTCCGTGTTGTTTACTTGCATTAATTAATTATTTAAAATGGTAAATCATCTACTGGTTGTGGTTTTGTAGGCATAGCTGCTTGAGCGGGTTGATCATCTCTGGGAGCTACATCAACATTATCACCATTGGTCCATACTACCTTTACATTACCAAGATAAACTTTTTCAATTTTAGCATCTCTTTCGTCTTTTGATTGTTGAACAATCACTGGACCCTGATTACCAAACTGATCTGTTTCATCGTTAATAGTAATTGTAATAGGTAAGTATTTTCCTTTCTTACCGTCAATAATTTTATCTTTCGGTATTTTTGTTAAGTCGATACTTGTTGCTATTATACTTGCCATATTATACTGCTGTTTGAAATAAATTATTGAACATAGTTCTTAGCTCAGTAGTTCCTACTGTAGCTCCTGTAGCTTGTAATCTTCTTCTGAAGTTATCAGCTTTTTTGCTATACGCATGCAATCCATCTGCTGAAGTTTTGTTAGCGTAAAATTCTGACGTTGGAAATGTCATTCCAGTCATTGCACATAATTTTGTTGTTGCTTTCTTTCTTCTTGCCATAATAAAATTAAAGTGTTAAATTAATAAAAAATTGTGATGGGTCAAACCCATCGGTTTTGTAGAATAAATCGTAAGCTTCTACTGCTCTCTCTACCTTGTCAGCACCTGATGAATAAAAATCAGGTGAACAATCCATAACAGCTATTTGATGCGTTTCCTTATCAATAACTATAAACACAAATTCATATCCAAATAGTTTACTATAGATATATGCTTGAGAATCGTAATTAAAACGGTTAGCAGACCACTTGAAAGCATTTATATCTTTGGTTGTTTTCAAATCAATTATAAGCTTTTCGTCATGGTTTACAATATCAGCTTTACCCTTCCATAAAGCGCCTTCAAGTTCTGCTAAGCCAGGCTTCTCATACTCAACATCAATGCCTTTGATTAGTCCACGACATACGTCGTTTTCTAATATTTTTTGTGTCATCAATTCTATTTGGTCAACTTCTTTTTGTAATAAACAAAGTTCACCACCAGACATTTCTTTGTATGCTTTTGTATTTCTTGTACTACTTTCGATAACCTTATATTTTTTAAGCTTGTCAGGTTCAAGTATCGCAGTATGGAAATATCCACCTACAAGAAATGCTGGGCTTGGTTTGGATTGTATGCCAAGGGCCAAGGGATTAGTTAATAAAGTTTTAATATCACTATTGCTAAGAAATTGTTTACCAAAGTCTCCATAATAGTTTTCATCTAACTTTAATTTTTCTAATACCTTTTGTTTGTTCATACTAAAGTGTTGTTAACTTCTTTTCTTGTTCTGAAGTTAATTGATACTTAGCTTTGATTGCATCAATCTTTCCACCGGCTTTTATATAGTCTATTGCTTTTTGTACATCAGCTAAAGCTTGTTTAGGCTTTGCTTTGAAAGTTGAACTTTTTTTGCCGTGATCGTTTGTTGCATCACTGTCTTGTGTATCATCAATTAATAATAAATTACCTAACGCATATTTCTTTGCGTAACTCGATGCGCTACCAAATTGTTGTGGAGTCTGCATACCTTTTTGGTTGAGATCCACACCAACTATTGCGACGGCTTTTAACGTCATACCTTTTTCATCAATCAACTTTGCAGTTGTTTTAATTATAGGCATAGGATTAGTTTCAATTAATTCTTCATTAATCGTAACTGCGACTCCTAATTCTAATAAATAGGGTTTTATGCTTTCGAGAATGTCTTCGGCCGACCTAAAGTAATATTTGCCGAATGAATTAAATCTACTTTTTTTCGATTTAAATTTTGTTTGCAGGGTTGCAAGTTTTTGGTTTATGGTCATACTAATATAATTACATATTAAAAATTAAACTTAAGCGGTGTGTTGCACCGTAACTTACAGGTAATCAAGCACTTGCGAGCTATCTACGTTTTCGATAAGGCAATGTATAGCATCCCGTTTTATCTGTGAAATACGTACATGAGCAGTCGCAACATTGATTCCTAGTTTAGCTGCAATTTCATTCGCAGAATGTTTATCGCAGTCTAGTCCATAGCTCATTCTTAATACATCATATTGTGCTGGTGTTAAATGTGTTCTCATCAGTGACAATAAATATGTATTGAGTAAAGCTATATTATATGGCTCAGACTTATCTACAACTTGATAAGCCATGTTATCATCATCATTAGGTTTATCATCGATGCTAGAAAATACACTATTAAAAAACATAGCAACCATTTTCTCATCTTTTGGATTGCGTCTAATTTCATTTAGTTTATGTTCTGGTATTCTAATCTCGCCTCTGTGCATATCTACAGACCTCCGTATCGCGCCTTTAATTCTTTTCGATAAGAATGACTTCAAAGTCTTTTCTTGATCTTCAGACTCAGCTAAAATAGTTCTATCCAATTTATTAACAGCAGAGCACAAACCCGCATTGCCTTCTTGAAACAAATCAAGTATACTCAGTACACCTGACGCTTGGTCCGACGTAGATTGTTTATGTGCAAGAGTAACAACTAACGGAAGAAAATTAATTTTAATTTCTTCATCTGTTAATCCTGTATAATCACCGTCAACTGGCTTCTTAACTCTTTGTAATTGTTTTTCTACGTCGTTTTTATACCTAATATAATTTTGAATATTATATTTTCTCATATTTCTTTATTTAGTAATTCTTTTTCAATTTTAAGTTGGTTACCCATGTTTCTGTATATTGTTCTTGTTGAACATTTTAAAAGCTGAGCAAGCTTAATTATGGTTATTTTTTGTTTGTTATCATTTAAATCTAACATGCACTGGTATATATCCTCTTCAACTATTTTCTTGCTACGACCAATTAATTGGCCTACAATACTAAGCTTTTCAGATAGTGTGAGTATTTTGTTAGGCTTAAATATTACTTTTCTAATTCTGTTTTTGGGCGGACGTTCAGCGTCAGTTATAAAAACTTCATTAACCAATTTATCAAATGCACCATGTGACATTGAAAATGTAACAAAGTTATTTTTAATATTGGCTATATATTCAAACACTCTTTTAAGTTCTTTCATATTTAAATCACCATTTAAATGTTGTATAACTAAGAAATGCCACTTTAAACTTTTATATGTAGTAATTTTAGCTTTGCTTCTAAATAAAGCGTAACATTGATAGGTGCCGTTTTCATAATAATCATATATATCAGTTGATTCGGTAGGAACATCCGTGATTGGGGTTCTCCCGTATATAATTCTTTTATCATGCAAGTATTTAAAGTTTCTTTGTGACATTAGCTGCCTACTAATTATTATTTATTAGCTTTCGTCGCCTTTCTTTTATATGGTTTTCTAAACTTTTTAATTTTATCGGCTAACCCGAATAAGTTTACTTTGTATTGATGCAATATATGTTGTCTCGTTTTGCTCATAATCTTTAAGTGTTATTTGTTTTGGTCCTTCAATTAATAGTTCTATATTCTCTCTTGAATAATATTCTTGTACTGGCCAGTTTAACCACCTGGTATTCAGCAAAGTATAATCATCCGGTGGCAAGTCTACTGCCCATATCATAGTGGCTAAAGATGATATTAGAGCTACCGTTGCCATTAAAGTAATCGTCCATAACACGGACAGGAGGCGTTTTATATGGTATTTCATTTTTATTACAAATTTTAAATTTATCATTTATATAGTAATTCCAGTAACCGTGTATAGCATGTGGTCGTTTATATTCGTCAGGCATACACTGAGGTGGATGTTTATATGGCAATGTCGGCATGTCAATTGGTGCATAAATCAAAGGTTCTGCACATTTAGTAATTGTTAAATGTCGTTTGCCATATCGTTTAGTATACTCTTCACCTAAGGCTAACATATGTTCATATAACCAATAATAATGATGAGTATTTTCTCGGACCCAGATAGTTGACGGATGGTTCAAGTGTGCTTGCTTGTATGGAACATTATTACCATTACCAAACACGTGGTGTGCCGTGCATAACATCTGCGCTGATTCAAGAATCATTTTCACTTTATGCTTGTCGTACACATATGATGCCGCCAACCGAGGGTCTTCGTGTAAGTAAAATATATTCATTTAAATAAATCGTTGTATAGTGCTCTTATTGAGAATATAGCAACTATTGCTAATATAATTAAAATACTATCCATTGTTTAATACGTCTTTTGCTTTTTCAATATAATTAACCGCGTCCATTAATTCTTCTTGTATATGTGTTAGCCATATATCAAGAGGTTGATCGTCATCTTTTAGTGTAACTCCGTACTTTTTAAAGCCGACGTCTGAACGTGATTTAATTTTTTCAATTACTTGTTGAATAATAATATCTCTAGTCATATCGTTTATTGTTTAATCTATTGTAGTGTTTATCTAATAATATGTGAGCAACTTCTTCGCTAATCATATTATCATTATATAGTTTCCATATTAGTTTACTCATAATTTCTTAATGCTTTAAATAATGGATGTCTGTAGCTACCAGCGTTAGTTCGTTGAAAGTACGTAAATGTAGCACGCTGACCCATATATTGATGTATATTTTTCAACATATGTTTCAAGTCGGTATGATTATAACCTTTACCGGGAGGGCAACCAAATATGTTGCCGTCGTCGTCTTGCATTATAAACTTACCAAGTGTGCCAAATCGCTTGCCCTTACCTTCTTCGTAATTAACAATGGTAGCTTCAGAGTCTGAGAAGTCTTTGAATTTCATTAAGTCATACGATCGACCGTGTTTGTATAAACTATTTAGTCTAAGTATTGAGCCTTCGTAACCATTAGCAAGAAATGCGTCATGGTGCATGTTCAAAGCTTCTTCGTGTTTATGCACTCTGTATGTTGGTACATATTTAACACAAGGTCCATATATATCAGATACATTTAACTTATGCATTCTAGTTTCATAATAGTCATATTGTAATTCATCAAAGAAATCGTAAACATGAAATTGAACTAAGTGTTGTGCATTAATTCTATCTTCGTCACTAGGTTTTTGTTTTCTAACTAGTGATATAATTTTTTCAAAATCATTTTTAAGTTTATGATTATATAATTCGCCGTCAAGTACAATATTAGGTTGATGGTCAAATAAAGGTTTAAGTGACATTTCAATATGTCTAACGTTCATAAACTTTTTACCGTTGCGTGAGTATGCTCCATTAGCAGTGAATAAACATCTAACGCCGTCAAGCTTTGGTTGAATATAAACAGGCTCAGAATAGTCAACTCTGCTTATATCAAATTTGTGGGCAAGCATTGCTTTTTTCATTTTAATCGTTTTTTAAGGTTATTAATTCTTTTTTTCATAAACGCAGCGTGTTCATACTCCTCATCCGCTTCATACTTTTTCATTACAGAAGTTAATTGTTTTATTTCGTCTAATATAATTTCTTTTTCTGAAACTATATCGGAATATATATCTTCCTTAGCTTCCTTTTGTCGTATGACATCAGCTCCGTAATTAGCGGTTTCAGGATTAATAAACTCATCATATAAATCTATTTTGATTCGGTTGTATAATGCTTTATATTCTTCCTCGCTCATATTTATATTATCCATATGTATTCGTATTTAGTCTGTAGTATCTAATATTTCACCGTCAACTTCTTCAGGGTGCATAGCTTCAGCTATTTCTTTAATAATATCATCAACATATATATCATCATACAATGTTTCATCAATATAAATTAATTCTCCTGATTTTAAAGCATCTTTAAATACATCAATACAATTTTCAGCGTAATAATATACGTCATAGTCTAGCTGAGGTGTTGTATCGTCAACAGAGTGGCACCAGTATATATCGTAACTGTCAGCTGTATAGCAAGTTTCCATATAAAATGTAGCATTGTTAGTCCACTCTGTAAATATTTCTGCTCCGTAATAGCCGAGCACTTTTTCTTTATTTGTCATAATTAATCTAGTAATACCATATAGGCTTTAGGGTTATTTTTTCTAAACCAACTCAATGCTTTTTGCACGTCGTTGATCATTTTATCGGATAAGTTACCGAACATTTGAGCACCTATAATAAAATCATACATACTCAATTCTGCGCCATTTAGTTCATAGCTTTCGCCGCTAAATGGATTTGTTACTTTGTCACCGTCTGCATACCATACACCAGTGAACCATTTTGGTTTTTTCATATTTAAAAACTTTGTAATAGTTCTAATAATTTATTTGAGTGATATTTAACATCATCACTTTTGCCCTGTGTATATCTAGTTTGTCCTTTGTCAAATCTAGTATATTCCATTTCATCCGCATACTTTGCAAGTATTTCATCGGGTGTCATATCAAATATTTCAGTGTGACTATAGTTATCATAGCATACGACTCTTGTATTCTCGCCGACAAATACCATATAAGTATATTGATGGTCAATTCTACTTGCTTTATCATATAGGTAGCAACTGTCATAGTACATATCATACACTAGTTTTGCTGCAGCTCTTGTTTCGTCTTGAAACCTATTCACTTTCAACCAGTTAGCTAATTGAACACCTTGCCATTCAGGATAACCATCGTGATGTAAATACATATTTACACAGCTATAGTCTTCATAGTTTTTAGGGTTACTATAACCTTTATTATACCTTTTGTAAGGTATTACCATTGTTAAATTTCTAGTTGCCATGAGTATCTATTAAATAAGTACATGCCCTAGCTAGTTCGTCGGCTAAATAAGCAATGTCTTCAATTGCTCTAGCTTCGTAATTATGAGGTGGTTGCTCATTGAACACATCATTTTTATCACCTGTTTGTATTAAATTAAGTAATTGTTCCATGCAATCTCGAGTGTTTTCGGCTGCACAATAGCTCATATTTTTTGCCATAATTAAATTAAATCTATTTTTATTTTATAATCTTTTTCTATTAAGGAAGCAATGTATTGTAACATTATTTTTTCTTGTAATTTACCCTTAAGAACACTTTGATTCATTTCAGGTTTAATAATTGGATACCATTTTTTAATATCGATTTCGTACTGCAAATCATCTATTTTCCAATCGATCGATTTTAGTTTCGACCAAATGTGTATGGCTGCAGCTTCTTTGGTTGTGTCGTTGTATTTCATTATTTACTAATAATATTATCACCGTATAACATGCCATCAATAGTTAGTTTTCTAGTATCGAGGTCAGCCCATAATACTAAGTCTTTAATGTTACTAATTGATAACTCTTGCCATAGTGTTTTAGACATTAGAGTGTATTTGATTCTATTAACTGATTCGTATTTTTTACAGTTTTCGTTCAGTTTTTTTCTGAATTCCGGTTTTAATTGTTTGTATAAGTTTTGCATATCGTTTATATTATCCGTATTAGTTCGTATTTAGTTTGTAAATCCATTATAATCACTCGCCGGTGTTAGCATCCATTCACAGTTACTAGGGTGATGGTCATTTTCAATTAAAAAATCTTCTTGAGTATAATCGTCATCCCAAAATACGTCGGTGACTTCATACTTGTGTACTGTTCCTTCCTCGAAATCTAGTACCCACATATACATATTATCTATCATACCATTTCTTCATAAATGCCGATTAACTCACTGGTTATCAGCGTTATACATGCCGCTACTATATTGAAAGGTATTAGCATATACCCGACAATTCTTACTATACTCTTCAGAATTGACACATAAAAATGTTTCTTTGCGTTTGGATGTTCCATAGTGGACGTGGCAGGATTCGAACCTGCGTTCAAGTTAGTGTGACTTCAAAGAAATACATCAAATAACTAACAAATGTAATACACTCGCTTATACCCGTCGATAGTCGGCATCACATACATTTTTAGTTAGCTTCAAATCTTATCGTCTCCTATTTCTTGTCTTACCATTTCACGCCCTATTTTCTTCGCCACGATTTATGTACCGCAGCACTTACTTCTTGTGATACTATTTGTACTTCAAGCACTTGTTTGTTTGCGATAATTGGCACATAACTATATTGTTGAGTTGTACTACAATTAACACAGGTATTATAACCTAGCTTGACTCTACCTAATGGTATTATATTATTACATTTACATTTTTTCATACAATAATATTATCCATTATGATTCGTGTTTAGTTTGTAATTCGTGATACATTATTTCAATTGCTCTTTTCATGACGTGTGAATGTATAGCATTGTAATCATCACCGTCTTGTGGATAGTCTGACAGTTGCCAGTCAATACTATCATACATTAGTTCTTTTGTAACTTCTGCGATTCCGCCAGCAATTCTATCTAATTTTTTCATTTTACTCATAGTATTTTATTATTATGTTTAAATAAGTTTACTGTTGCTTGTCTGAATTCCCATTCTCGTTTGCGATATTCGATCGATTCACACCACTTTCGCCAAGATTTGCTTCTTGTATCAACACCCATTATAGATTCGTATCTTTCTACATCTTTAAGCTTTTTCGCTATTTGTTCAGGTTTGTAATCTATAAATTTCATATTCATATATATTATCCGAGTTTGTTCGTATTTATTCTGTAATCGTTCCATCTACCAGTATAACTGTACTTTTTAAACTTAGCAAAGGTAGATTTTTGAGGTATTTTATATTTTCTATTACCCATTCCTTTACAAGGACCGAATACTTTCGCTATTTCATAGTGATCATGAGCTTGCTTTCTTTTCTTTTCTTCTACATATTTCAGTAGGTCTTTCATATTAGTTACTTTCATATAGTTATTGTAGTATTAAAATATTCGTGTATTTCTTCAATCGCTTGGGTAAAATCGTCTTTGTCAATTGTACCATCATTTAGTTTAGTTATTTGGAATCCTATTTCTTCCATTAGTTTTTCAAAATTTTTCATATCAATTATATTATCCATTTAGTATCGTATTTAGTTTGTGAGTTTCAATTATACCCAACACTTCAATTCTATTTAGTTTACCGTCCATTTGTAGGCCAATTGCCCAAGTTAAATCATTTCCTAAGTTATCTTTCCAAATCATAATTTTATTTTTTTTCTATTATATTATATTCAAGTGGATTTAACATTTGCAGGTATAAATCTCTTGCCTCTTCGTCGTTGTCATTATATTCTAAGTAATGTTGAAATACTCTATCTAATATTTTTAATTGTTTTATA